CCAGTCGGCGGGCCGCCGCGTCAGCGGCTTCCCCGGCGAGTTTCTGCACACGGGCAGACACCAGCGGATCGGTGCCGGACAACAACGCCAGCACCCCGGCCGCCCCGAGGGGTGTGGGGGACAGGTGCCATTCCTTGGTGCGGTTCTCGAAGGTGGCGTGCAATCCGAGGCGCAAGCCTTCGTTGGCGGTGAACGGCGCGTGCCGGACGCCGATGCGGCCGTCGGCGCGGATCGCGACTTCCGGCCGCACCTCGCCCCGCAGGTGGTTCGGGGCGGCCGTCACGGGTGTTTTGGGCGCGGGCAGGGTGATGCCGTGCGCGTCGAGGGCGGCCCGGTGCCGGTTGAGTACCCGCCAGACGCGGGCCGCGTCGTTGTGCACGAGCGGACGCCCGGACTTGACCGATGCCGCCAGCCCGGCGACGACGCCGATTTCTCCCATGGGGATGAGGTTGTGGTCCACGGCGTAGACCAGGGCGTGTTCGGTGTCGTGCCGGGCCTGGTCTTGTGCGGTTGTCATCAAAAGTTCCTCCGTAGCAGCATCCATCCCGCAATGCGGGACCGCACATCCACCGGGCGTGGCCCGTCGCACGTCTCATCCCAACCCAACCGGCTGGTGCCGTACACGCGCTGCGCCATGCCCAACCACCGCGAAGCAATCCAGTCACGCATCGCCGTCCACCATTTCCCGCCACACGGCCATGTTCTCCCGTTCCGCGTCCTTCGTCGCCACCCACGCCGCGATACCGTCCGCGTCCGGGTGACAGGGCGCGGAGCGGTCCATGGCCTTGCCGTCGACCAGCTCACACGAGCCAGGGCAGCAGAAGTGACTACGGTCGGCCAACGCTTTGGTTGCGCTGCACCACTTCCAGTGGTGTCCCTGACTGCCGCCGGTGGCGTGCCCGCATCGGGCGCAGAACATGACCCGCGATGCGGGTTGCGTCCAGTCCTGGTACCGATGGCAGAGCTGCTCAGGGGTGGGCGGTGGCGGCGGATTGTCGGGGTCGGTGCGGAACATCCTGATTCTGTCCAGGTCCGCTTTTACCTCATCCCATGGACGTGGCATCGGTCGACTCCTCCGCAATGGTGACAGCGGCCACGAACGCGGGGTTGAAGTGCATCGCGGGTTCCCCGTCGATCGTGACCAGGCCCAACGTGGACCGGCCACTCCATGCGGACGCGAGAGCCTCCACCAGCCGGTCCACGTCCCCCTTGTCGTCAGTGGACGCGCCCATTTCAATCCCATTGTCCAGATACACGGTGATCCTGTAGCTCATTCCGTCTCCCCGAATCCGTGCTTCCTGACCAGGTCCTTCGCCAACTGCACCGGGCACTGCTCGGCCGGCTCCAAATAGTAGTAGCCGTGTTCCTGGCATGAGTGGTTGTGGTCGAACTGGCACGGCTCCCGATCGGTGAGCGACTCCACCAACTCCAGTGCGTACGCGAGTTCCGGGGTGATACCGCCGTTCAGGGCGCGCACGAATCGGGGACCGGCGGCCGGGTCGAACACCACAGCCACATGGTCTTCATGATCTTCGGTTCCGTCCGGACTGTAATAGATGTTCCGGGCATTCTTGTTCCCCAGCCGGTAATGACCGAGCGACGCGTCAGCCACCATGTTCTCCTGGTTGTCGTTCACTTCGTTGTCCCCCGGTACCACTTAACGGCGATGTAGTCGCCGGTGGACCTGGACGGGTCGGCCCGATAATGCCCCTTGGACTTGTCGGGCGGGTTCTTGTCGATGGTCCTGGACTCCATTTCGCCCATCTGCCCGTCCAGTGGGCCACCGAAGTACTTGATCTTCATGCGAATGTTCGGGCTCTTGGCCATCATCTCTCCCGGTAAACGAAAATCCCTGGCCAGGTAACCCTAGCCAGGGATTCGCGAGTTGTCAAGTGTTTAGCGTGGTGGCCAGCGGAACATGCCCAACACCACCAACGCAATCTCCGCCACCGTCAACACACCCACCGCAACCCACGCCTCCGGCGTGTGCCCCATCGGCCCCGTCACGATCAGCATTTGCGTCACGCACAACACCACTACCCCGGCCATGAACTTCATAACCCGAGCCCATTCTTCCGCCACGGCCAACCACCGCGACACCTTCGCGCGCACTCCCCACAATCCTTTCCGGGCTACTCGCCCAACACGACCCGAATCCGAGCCAACAACTCATGGTCGGGCGGCAACGTCGACTTCACGTACTCAAAGTCACCGGCCAACGCGCGAAGCACCGTATCCCACCAGCCGATCCCCAACTCCAAACTAACGAAATGCTCCTTTACATTGTCCGGATGCTTCTCCATGTGCTCCGACATGGAATCCCGCTGATATCCGATCAGAATAGCCGCGACCTTTCGACGCTTCTCCGACGCCGATAACTGCACGTACAGGTTCGACACCCGCGCGTACAGATCACCATGGTTCACAGCTCACCCCCTGTTCTTCCGTCGATGCTTCCCACCCTGTGGCATCACCACGCCCGTAGCGTCCACATGCCTCTCGTTCGCCGCAATACACCCCTTTCGGTTCCGCGCCTCCCGCTCACGTCGCACATCATCCGTGTTCGGATGCACCAGCGGCGCGACCTCCCGCTTCACATCCGTCACCCGCCGCACCGGAGCCACCTACTTCCCTTCCTTCCACTTCCAAACGGTCGAATCCGACTTCTTCGGCCAATAAGTGCCGTTAGTCGAACCGTCCGGTGAAAACTTCTTCATGCTCTTCGCCATCACCCGCTCAGCGCCATCCAACGGGCCGCCGACGAACTTCACGCGCTGCAACCCCGGCTCCAGTTCCATCACGTCAACCTCGGATCCGGCGACCACACCCACCGTGTGCCGCCCCCCGGGGGCTTCTTGTACGCGCCCTTCGCGTTCGGCGGCCGGTACGCCTTCCACACCTTTCGGACGTCCACCCTCAGCCCGTCTTCCGGACCGCCGATCAACGTCACCGTAATCACTGTCGGATCCTCAGCCATATCACCCACCATCCTTCGAATGGTCCGTCCGCGCGTTGCACGCGGCGTGCGTGAACACGATCCGCGACCCCGCCCCATCACCCGGGAAGTCAGAACCCCACGCATACCGGTAGATGTCGAACTTCTCGCCCGACACCACCAGCTCCCCGCAGCCGTTCGACCCGACGATGCCCCCGCCGCACACACCCAACGGAACCGGTTGGTGCGCCGGGATCCCGTTAGTGATCACCACCGCCCCGGTGTGCCCGTCGTGCGACTGCACGAACAGCACCCGATCCCCCGCGCTGACCGGTGTCACTTCCGGCCCTTGTTCGACTCCCACACCCACCGACCTCCCTTCATCACGTACGCCCCGTCCTGTTCGAATCCCTTGGCGTTGAACTCGGTCGCACCCTTGGAGACGGTCACCTTCTCGCCGTCGCGGGGACCACCGTGCAACTCGGCCACCATCCTCACGCGTCCACCGCCGGGTCCCAGAAGAACCGGTCCGGGTTGTGCCCGTCGCGGAGCGCGTACCGGCCGTCCGTGCCGGGCACCGACACGATGTGCAAACCGACCTCGATCACCGCCCCGTCACGGGGACCGTGGACCAGCTCTACCGATCGCCGGTCCGACGGCTGCTCCGCCGGCACCGCCCAGAACGTTGGCTCACTCATGATCATCCTCCTGTTCGGGAACTCCCTTGGCCGCCTCGGTCAAGATCCATTCCATCTCGTCCCGGTGCGCGGTCCACCCGGGACAGACCTGGCAAGTGCTCCACAACTCATGCCACCGGCGCGTCACGTAATCCACCAACTCGTCCGTCACCGGCGGCTGCCACCCTTCGTGGATCACCGCCCACACCGCGCGTTCCGCGTCACCGCGAAGCTTCGGCGGGGGCGCACCGATGTAGCTGGACGTCATCCGCTTGTGGATCGCATCCGCCAACGCTTCCCGCTGCGCCTCATGGTCTTCGGCGTTCACCGGATCTCCACCACCGGAACGAACTTCACCATGTGCGCCCATTCCAGCAGGGCGGCCTCACCGTCCCGACGCCACACGCCGTTCCCGTTCGGCAGCAACCCCATGCGAGTGAACGTCACATCTGGACGATCCACGCGCCCGACCCGCTTCACCTGGCCCGGCTCCCGCGAACCCGCAGCGAACTTCCGGGGCTCAGCCGCAGCTGGCTTGACCGTGAGGCTTTCCATCGTGCCCATGTCCGTCTCACGGGACGACTTCACCGCTTCACTGACCGCGTTCATCACGTCCGCCGTGACCACGTCCCCGGCAACGAACTTGCCGCCCGCCATGTTCTTGACGCGCGCCCACAGGCGGGCATCCGCGAACACGCCACCCAGGATCTTGCGCGCTCGGTCCGGATCGTCCAGAGCGTGGGCGTCCAGGCCCAACGCGGTCCGCATGAATTCCACCAGCTCGTTCAGGCGTTGCACGGTGTCGCGCGCGTCCCGCAACTTCCGTGCCCGCTGGTCGTGCGCGTACGTCCGGTCCCGGTAGGACCGCTCCCATGCCTGCGCCTTCTCCTGCATGGTGCGGTAGTCGTTCGCGAGGATCTCCAGCGCGTAAATCATGTTGACCATGGACGGGTGATCCGCCCACGACAGTTCCCGATCAGCCACCTTGTCCGCGACCCGTAGGGCTTCCTCAGTGTTCACTGTATTGACTTCCCTTCACTCCAGAGGGCCGAACACAGCCAGAGGTTCCCTGGCTGTGTTCGGATCGATCACATGCCGCATTCGCGGTGATCGCACTGTTCCTTCTGGCCTGGGAACAGAAACGGGACACACTTGCGGTGCTCCTTGGTCCACTTCCGCTCACAACCTGGGCACTTGCCCTTCTTCACGATGATCGCGTGACCCTGGACGAAGGACAGAACACTCCCGACCTTCCATCCCATCTCGACCAGCATGTCCCGGATCTTGCCGTCCTTGGGGTCATACACCCTGAGCATTCGCGTTCCTTTCGATGTCGGCCGCCATGTGGCCGATTCTGTGGACTGCCATCAGAAACCCCCTGTGCACCTCGGGAGTAGCCTTGTCCGGGTGGTTGACCTCGAACAGGTTCCACTCCTTGCGCAAGGTGAGCGCTGTCTGTCGCAGCGTTTCCGCCGCGACGGCCAGCGCCACCCGCTCCGCCAGTGTCAACGGAGCGGGCGCGCTGTCACTCATCGGGCCAGGGCCTTGCCGCGCGTGCCAAACCGGTCCTGACCGAGGTCCGCGTTCCGGCCACCGGACTGCCCGGCCGCCCATCCAGCCCCGCTGTAAACGCGGCCACCGCCCAACTTCGTCTTGGGAAAGAGCTCCCGAAACTTCTGGTCCACCAGTTCCCTGCGGGAGGTGAGGACCAACGCGGCCCCGGGGGCGCTGTCGTCCGCGTGCTGCGCCTCATTCTGGGCTGCCGCGTGTGCCGCGATGGCGGTCAGCCGGTCGCCGATCTCCTCACCGAACCCGGCAAGGTAGGCGGCCCGGAGCGCGCGGGTCTGGGACGCCACCTTGCGGGGGGTGTAGTACCCGTTGTAGCTGTCGGCCTTGAGCTTGGCCGCACCGTTCTCGGCTTGCACCAGCAGCAGCGTGTACAGGAACTCCACGCGTTCCAGGTCGCTGGAGTGACCGACTACCACAGTGCTGGTGACGGACTTGCCGTACTTGCCGGACTTGTAGCAGAGCGTCTTGCAGCCCAGCGCGTACGAGATGTTCAACAGCAGGTTGTGCTTCTCGTAGCTGAACGGGTTGCTGAACGTGATAACGATCTTGGTAATGTGGTCGGCCGCCTTCTGACCGGTGGCCTCCAACATGGCCTGTTCGATGCCGTAGGCGGCCATCAGCTCCATGGCCTTGTCCCGCAAGAGCTGGGCTTCTCCCTCGAACTCTGTGGACGCGGCCTTGTCGAGCAGGCCACGGACGCGGTTGAGGATCTTGTCGTTGCTCGGCTCGGTCATCTCGGGCGCACTCCCTCGGTTGGTGTAGCTAAAGACTAGCCCACGTCAGTCGGGATGTCAACCTCTTTGGTCAGGCGTCGGAGTTCACCCACCCCACATACTCCGCCTTCAAGCCACACGACCGGCGCAGATGGTTCCGCGCCCACGTCTCCCGCGCCTGACCACTCATCCGCCCCCACTTGTCCGGCTTCAACGCCTGCAACTTGTTCGGATCCGGATAGATCCGCTCACCAGCAGGCCAGTACTTGATCCGAATGTAACGCTGCTTCTCCGGCAGAGTCTTCGCACCCAACAGGCTCATGACGGGCACACATCCCCCACGTGCACCGACCGCGCCCGCGACGCGGGCAACACAAACACCCGACGCCCCGAACCGCCCACCTGGTAACACGACACCGCGACCTGAACCCCATCCCCCGCAATCCCCGCGACCCGCCACACAGGCTGAGTGCAGCCCGTCAAAAACAGCGCGGCCACAACCACCGCCGCAATCACCAACACGACCGTCACATGAACCCTGTCAATCCTGCTCACGATCAGTTCCTTCCCTCGAACACCCGCGCCACGGGTGTCACCGTCATTGAATTCCGTGCCGCATTGATCTCCGACACATACGCCACCCGCACCGGAACCACCGCGTGCGGCAACTCTGCCCGCACATATCCGCGTGCCATACCCGGGACGTTCGCCGCCCCCATTGCCTGCCTCACGGCCGTCTCCACCAGAAACGCGGCATCCCCCGACTCCGACGCGTCGACCTCCGCGAACACCACCACCGCCACACGCTGAACAGTCACGACCCGATCCTCTCCGAATCAGCCACCGCCGATCACCTCCACGCCAGTAACCTTGATCACCGGAAACCACTCCTCCACCGGAACCATCGTCAAATGCTCCCGCACCGGATCCGTATCCCCCATCGACGCGTCATAGATCGCCGTCGACACCGTCTCCAGGGCGGACGCCTCCGCCTGCTCCTGCGCGTTGTCGCCGTAGTGATCCACGAACACATCCATCACCACGACGACCGTCACCCGCTTGCATTGCATCAGATATCCCCCGCCACATCGTCCGCGCACGGCGTGCACAGGTATCGCAGCATCACGTGGTTGTGCACATCCTGCGCCACCGGGTCCGGCCGCAACCGCCCCCGGCCCTCACACCCCACGACCGCCCGTGCCCCACACAACGCCTCCACCGGAAGCGTCCACGTCGCCTTGCTCACCACTCCAACGTTTCCCATTCCGTCAACACCTCCTCATCAATCGGCCAAAACTCGTCCAACAACGGCGGAATCCACCCCGGAACACGCGGCCCATTCCGGTCGAAATACTGGAAAACCACTCCCGAATACTTGCGGTCAGGCACGCCGGTCACATACAGGTTGCTCAACTCCCACCTGCGATCCCGTCGCTCCCACAGCACGTGAAGACGGTCCGGGAAAATCCACACCCGATAGTCCCCGATGTTTCCGCGAACCCGGCGACTGTCGGGCATGTCCAACATGATTGAAATGGACTTCCGAACAGCCCCGCCAAGCGGCGAATAGTCGTGGAAATGACGCTCCATCACCCTGTATCGCGCCACCATCTCACCCACCCCTACTCGCCAGTGCCAGACAACGAGCACATGTCACTGTGCCGCCGTAGTCCTCGAACCACGCCTTGCTACTGCCTCTCGGCAAACACAAGGTGACCCGATCCACCATCCACGGCTGGTCCGGCACAACCGGCGCGTAATGCACCACCGCGTTGTGCCGGTTGTGCCGGGACCGAACCGCCCGCAACTTCTCAGCCACGACGCGACCGCTTCGGCCGACGCTGCCCCGACTTCGACGCCGCCAACAGGCGACCCGCGACCCGACCGGAGGACCGCACCAACGCGCGGCAGTGCTCCGCCACCAGCGTCCCGGCCGCCGCCTGCTGGGTTACCACACCCAGGGCGCGGGCGACCTCCGTGTCCGTCAGGGTCGTGTGAACGCGGGCCGCGACCGACGACAGCGACTCACTGTCCACGTGCGCCGTGACCCACGCCTTCGGGCGGATCGCCGCACCGTAGGTCAGGCCGGTCGCCGGGTCCGTGCCCAGCAACGTCACCAACGGATCGTTGGCCGCATCCTGCTCCGCACGGGCATCGGAACGCGCCTGCGCGGCGGCCAGGCCCTCAGTCAGCGCGCCGGAGTCCCGCATCTCCTCGACCTTCGCGGACTCCGCCCGCATCCGGTCCTCGTTCTCCTGCTGCGCCTTGGCCAGCACCGCCACCTTGCGGCGCACCGCACTCAACGAGGCGTACGGGCCGCCGACCTNGCCGTACTCGGCGGCGGCCTTGGCCTGCATCTCACCGACCATGCCCGACGCCTGGTAGGCGTCCACGCCCGTGAACGTGGCGGTGGTCTTGGTGGTGGTCACCAGGCTGGTGACCTTCGGGGCCATCAGGTTCAGGGCCTCGACGTTGGCGGGGGTCAACTTCACGATCTTGATGCTCATGGCGGTTCTCCTTGGTGGGAGTGGAAAGTCTGAGTGGTTCCTGGCCTGACAAGAAGAACACTAGTCGGTACTCGTTGGGATGTCAACTCTTTGACCTGCTCCGAAAGAGTGACATCCTGGGCCATCGATCACGCGGACAGGTACGCCTCGAAGTCCTCACGAGTCGCGAACCCGGACATCTGACCGTCCCACACGATCTCCGACGCGGTGCGCACCACCATGCGGTACCGCGCGATAGCGGCCTCGTTCTTCGCGCCGGTCGCCTTGTTCGGCTTCAACCAACCATCCGCCGTGACCTGGAAGTACGGGGCCACACCATCGTGCACACGCTCAGCGGTGACCTTGGCACCCTTCGGGAACAGAGCCGCGTCCACCTGCGCCTGCTCCATCGTGGCGCGCTTCGGCCCAGCCATCTCCCAGTGGTTCCGGCTGCCGATGATGGTGGCGGTCATGGTGTCCTCCGGGGCTCCGTGGTGTTCCGTGCCTGACAAGAAGAACATTAATCGAGTAAACCCGGGATGTCAACTCTTTGACTCCCGGGTCACCCGAACGGACTATCAGCAGTCGTAAGCCTCTTCGAACGCGTCCTGTGCCCCGTCGTCGAACTCGGCCGGGTGCTGAACCTGGGACCGGGTAACACCCTTGATCCGGCCGCGACCGGCCGACCAGCACACGCACGGCACGATGTCCACCGTCTTGTCGGTGATCCACTTGGCGGCCAACTCGTCGAAGGTCAGGTGCGTCGCGGTCATTTCAGGCTCCCTGGGTTCGTTCCGTGCTGATATGTAAAGACTAATCGGCCCAACCCGGGATGTCAACTCCTTGGGTTGGGCCGATTGAGTGAATCGACAATGATCTAGTCCGACTGAGTGGCGTCCTGGGCCGCGCGCCACGCCAACTCATCCACGATCGGCACAGCCTGAACCAACGTCCATCCCTGGGCCGCCAACGTCTCCAACTCCTCAGTAGTCCACCGGGCAAGAGTGTCCCCATACCGGTCGATAGGCCGTTCCATGCCACGCTCCTCCCTGTCCTGAACGAATTCGACGCGGGCACCACCATGCGGCGGTGCCCCATCGGCTGACGTTCAGAAACCCCGACTCGTGTACGACCCGCCGTCCATACCCACCGGCATCCGGCCGCCCACCATCACGGCCATCACGTCCCCATCGTTCTCGCAGTACTCCCAGCCCTCCGCGCGCCGCACGTCGTCGCGCACGTGCTCATGGCCGGACTCGCATTCCCACCCCCGCGCGTTCTCCCACGCCATCGCGCCCGACACGTCATAGCACTCCCGGATCACCGGGCCGTCTTCCGTGGGCACCGAGACGTTCCAGTTGCACGGGAACGCGGTGCCGGCGTAGCAGCGCTTCACGCCTTCCACGGTGCGGTGGTACTCGGGAAGCGTTGACAGGTGCGCGGTGCGGTTGCCGCACCGGATCTCGTGTGTCATGGGATTCTCCTCGGTTTCGTGTGGTGTTCGTTCCGTGCCTGACAAGAAGAACACTACCCAAGGTGGCCCGGGATGTCAACTCTTTGACCCCGGGCCACCCGAACGGGCTAGTACGCCTCCAGCGACTCCCAGTCCAGACCGAGCGACTTCGCGAACTCGACACCCTTGACCGTGAAGTACGCGAACACGCACCCCCGGTCCGCCTGGGTGGTGAGCAGCCCGACGCGCTTCAGGTCGGTCAGGTTCCCCTTCTGCTCCCTCGTGACCTCCACGATCGGAGTGCCGGACCAGTTGCCCGCGTCGTCGACCAGGCTGGCGAACAGGGCGGCGGAGGCGGGGGTGAGGGTGATGTCCATCGGGGACTCCTGGGGGTTTCGCTCTATGCTGACATGTAGAACGTTAATCGAGTGAACCCGGGATGTCAACTCCTTTGCTCCGGGTTCACTCGACCGGCCTAACCACCCTTCCGCGCCGACAACCGATCCCACGACACCCGAACCTCAGAACCCTGGGCATACACCCCATGATCAGACAACATCCGCACCCACGGATGCGTCCCCACCGCACTTCGGACACGCTTGCCCCCCGTGCCCAGGTACACCACCAACACCACGTCGTCGACGACGGTCAGATACGCGAGCTGGCCCTCACTCAACGCCCCCATCAGTCCACCCGCCTGTCCGTGGCCGCCTCCGCCAACTTCACGGCCGCGCCCTTGAGCGTCTTCTCACGCCCCTTGCGGGACAGCACGGACGACACCCACACGTAGCCGCCGCCTGACTGCGGGAACACCACCGACCCGATCCACCGCCCGCCCATGTTCGCCACGTGGTGCCCCGGCACATTCCCGGCCGCCGACTCCGTGAACCGGACATCACCATGCTTGGTCTTGACGATCTCACTCACCGTTGACTCCTCAGAAGATGCTGACGATGGCCGCCGGAGCCGACACGAAGAACGCCCACACCCCGGCCACGGCCGATTCCACCGCGCCGCACAGGCTAGGAAAGTCGATGGCGAAGAAAGTGATCATTTCGGGCTCCTCGGGTTGCTCCGACCTGACATGCAAGACATTAGCCATCACAACCCGGGATGTCAACTCCTTGCATGTGGTCCGTTCGAGTGTCACTCGAACGGACCTACCGGCAACTCCCCCGCGCCGGATCATCCGGCGTCACACACACAACCGGGCGGCCACCGGGCGGTGCCGGAGCCTTCTCGCACCCCGACACCGCCACAGTGACCGCCACCACGACCGCCGCCGCCTTGCTCGCCTTCTTACCCATACCGGCCAGCGTGACAGGTCCTTGCCCGTCAGTCCACCGGCTCGTTCACCACCCGAAGGATCCCGTTCTCCGCGAACACCTCCGCCACCCGAACCGACGTCTTGTCACGGCACACGATCACCGTCCCCGGCGACACCTCCGCATCCGAACTCAAGTTCACGAAATCCAGAATGAACCAGGACACATCACCGCCGTTCCACTTCCGCCACGCCAGTTTCCATCTCTTTGTGGCACTCACGTCCGACTCCACTTCTGACCCGACTTCAGGCATTGCGGCTGCTTCCCGCGCCCCTTCCTGGCGTGCTGACCCCAAAACGGGCCGGGATCCACATTCGGCTGACCCTTGTTCTCGAACAACGCGACATCCGCCCCGCAGTCGGGGCAGGTGTCGCGCGGACGCTTCCCGGTCACCGACGGGTCCGGGCGATCACCATGCGAACCAGGAGAATGGACTCCATCCCCCGGCACGCCCGGCCCGTGGCCGGGTTGGTGTGCACCGCCAATTTCAGCGACCCACTCAACCCCTTTCCGGTGACCGTCACCGTGCCGATGATCTTCAGGTCGGGCGTGTCGCACACCCCGCACGTGGCCTGACCGTTCGCCGGCCTTCCCATGGGAACCTCCTCGGTTGGTGTGCCTATGACACTAGTCGGTCAATGCGGGGATGTCAACTCCTTGGCTAGCTTTTGAACGAACGCACATCCGCCCCCGCCGCCTTCAACTGAGAAACCCCATTCAAAAACCCCCGATAATCAGAAGGAGTCTGCGGCATAAACAAAGGCGGCCTCGACCTATCCGGCGGACAAAAACGCCAATGCCCACCCTTCGACACCGACACCCCCCAACCCTGCCGACGCAACTCCCCCGCAATCTCCCGCATCGACGTCTTCAACGAACCACCACGCTTACCCACAACAATCACCCTCTCACTAGTGGAACAAGAAACAACACTAGCAACGCACAAGAAACAATATTCGACAAAACCAGCAACACCACCCATCGCAGACCCTCACAACAAGCCATCGCATGAAAAAAACGCATCACACCGACCCACCACCCTCCACACGCATACGGACCTCCGCAATCGACGGACAACGACCAGCACGCAACGCGTCGAAGAACCACATACGCAAACGCGCCACCTTCGGCCTTGGACCACGACTACCGGTCACCAGACCCACAACCTGAAGAACATCCAACCTCTCCAACTCAGCCAAAGCAACACCAAACTCCCGTCGACTCATCTGACCACGGACACCACAAAGACCATTAGTCATATCGGAAACCCGAGAATCGTACTGCCCATTCCTGTTCAACCACTCGACAATAATCGACGGATTGTCAACCACGTTGAGAATATCATCATGCCCAACAGGCTTAGAAATATTCGAACCTGGAGACCACCCCGCCGGCGGCCAACCACGAAGCGAATACTTACGACCAAAAATCCTATTCGCCTCCGAACGGTCAACCGACGAAAACCGAAACGCCTCCCGGTCATCCAACAACGCCTGAAGCCGCGACCCCACAACCCGAATCGACACATCATCCAACGGCACACCCGCCGGCACACTCACCACCAACTCCCCCGACACGATCAACCGAGCCGTGTCCGTCAACGACAACCCCAACAACCGGGCCGCCTGCTCCACCGTCACGTACTCGCTCACTCCGACACACCACCCGCACGCCACATCGTCGCCGGAAGACGCCACCACGCACGGCCACGCGACACACCACGCTCATCCCGCAACCCGCGCATGAGACGCGCGCCCAGGAACTCCAGAGCGTTCGCGATCGTGTCGCCCATCTGATCCACAGCGGGAGCGGACCGCTCCCGCTGAAACCCCGCAAACGCGGCCAACTGGACATGCGCCACGTCCATGCCGTGCCGGTTGCCCACCCGCGCCACATACGCGGTGCCCGTCGACACAGCGGTGTCGTACTCCCGAACCGGCGGCCGGGCCTCCAGGTAGTCCCGCAACGCCGCGCGGATCTCCATCACCCGGGACTCCACGGTCCGAGCGCTCACCGCGTCCATGCGCCGCGCCAACTCCCTTGCCACCGGAATGGACACGAACGGCTCCGGCTGGACGTCCACGGCCGACTGCCCCCACAGCACAGGCACCTGGGCCAGGTCCACCTGTGCGCGGAGCGCGGACGACGGGGCACCGGTCAGGGCGGACGCCTGCTCCATGGTCAGGAACAACGTCTGCTCCACCTCCCCCAGGGGGATCACGTTCTCGTTCATAGCGCGACAGTACCTCACTCGACCAGCTACCGCAACGCTCTGTCCGGTATGTCCGCTTAACCGATACAGGAAGATTTTTTAGGAACTAAATGGACGGGTTTGGACGTAGTTTGCCCCGTCCAAATAGCTCGCTCGTAAGACCAGCTCAAGACGCCGCAGGGCACCTAGGACCCGATTTCTGAAAAAAACCTTACGTCCAATTAGATAAGAACCGTGCCTATTATTTCCAGAAACCCACAACCGGGTGCCCCGACACCACCCTCCGAGCCCTAATCCGCTGACCAGGAACGCGACAGACGGCCCCAACGCGATCACGGACGCCACCCTCCGGCGCGCGAACCGCTCCCGCCTCCTCGACCGAGGATCCGGCCAACTTCACCTCTGTAGTAGTGCGCAGCTATTTAGCCGCCTAAACGGCGCTTCCAAGTTTTTTTAACGACACTATGACGTAGCGCTGCAAACCACGCTAGGTCATAGTGTCGCCGTTTGCGTGTTCGTCGAAAACCGTGGACAATCCCACAGGACCCCAGGTCGTAAATGAAAATCTTGGTACAACCGCTGGTCAGCAAGCTACCTATTTCGACACAAGTTCCACGTCCCGATACACCACAATATTTTGAAAAACCTCTGACCAGCATGTTTCAGTGTTATTTGGACACCTACTGACGTCAGACAAAACGGACAGATGTAACCCGAGATACCTAGCGCAACATCAGCGTTGGCATTCGGCCTAACCTAGCGCTAGGCAACAGTGCTACATTGATACCTGTAGATTGTTACCCCGAACCTATTGACACACACGTGGTTTCGAGGTACTTAAGAGAGGCTTTATGCATTCAGACGTTTGACCAGCAGCAACGCACCGTCGTCGCCGTGCCAAGTCACTCAGTGTGTCGTTACCTACGCTCCGCATTTTCGCAGGTGGCCACGCCGCTGTGCCTCTTGACCGACCGGCCAGTTCGTCAACTTCGTGACGACCGGTGTCAGGTTGCCTGACACCGGCGCTGTGCCTACTGGCCGGTAGGTTCCCGTCCTAGAGCTGTTCCACCCATGGATATCGGGGATGTCAACTTCTTGACCCCTAGGCGGCGAGAAGCCGGACAGCCGCCATGTGGTAGCACTCGCGGCCCTTGAGGCCCGCCGGGCACGTGCAGTTGCGGGCAGCCGTGAGGTAGGTCCGGTCCGCCTTGCTGGACAGCACGCGGAACACGCGGCGGCCCTTGACGGGCACCAGGGCGGCGAACTCGATCAGCTCACGTGCCTTGGTGATGGCCTCGGCCTTGGCGTCGACGGTCGCCTTGGCGACCTTGCCGGCGCAGGTGGGACCCATGCCGCGCGCGATGCTGGCCTCACTGCGGAGCGTCCGGCCGCAGCGGATGCACTTGACGGTGGGGTTCGTGGTGGCGGTCATGGTGTCCTCCTCGGTGGTGTAGTTAAAGACTAACCGTGGATATCCGGGATGTCAACTCTTTGACCTTAGTCCATAAGAGTGACGCCTCGACCGTAGTCGAGGCGTCACCGCCCGTTCACTCTTCGGGGATCACCATGAACGACTTGCCGGCCGTCTCTGGCCGGTTGCGCGCCTTGAGCACTGCCGCGTCGTAGTTCTTAGCCTTCACCCGGCACAACAGCACGCGATCCACGCCCAGCACCCACCACCAGCCCTTCCAATTTTTGGGAACGCTGAAATCCCGCACCTTAGGCACCAGGTGTCTCCCCTCGGTCGCGGAGCACCATCGCGCACAGTTCCCGACTCAGCGACGCCTGAAACACGAGGTCGGGGCTGGTGGCCTTGGCCAACTTGGTGTCCGCCGCCCGCCAGCCCGCGACCAGGTCACGTGTGCTGGCATTCCAGTGCCCAGGGGAGCGGAATGAGTGCGCCCGGCTGATACCGGCCCGGATTTCCCCGGCTCTGCCCACGTTGTCCATGAGGGGTCGCTTTCCGGTCACGGGGCCAAGCTTCGTGCCCTCGGGTTTTCGAGCTACATGCCCCGTGACCTGCTCTGTTGTTGTACCTGTGACTCTACCCGATTGAACGAGAGATGTCAACTCCTTGGCATCCTCCGTTCGGGTGACTCAGCCGTTCAGCTTGCGCAACTTGGTCCGGGCCGTGGCCATCGTCAGCCGCTCACCCGACTTGCCCACCGGGCCGACTTCGGGCACGTAGGTCACCATCGACTTGGTCAGCTTGACGATGACCGCCGGACCCATCGTGGTGGTGACCGTCTGACCGACCTCGAAGGCGTCCAGCGCCGGGGCGACCCGCTTCGCGCCCGGCAGGGTCTTCGGGGCCTCGATGCCCAGGATGCGGCAGCAGTCGGCACAACTGACGGGGGCGTCCACCTGGCTGAATCCGGCCTCGACGATTTCGTAGCCGGACGCGCGCCGCATGTTGGAGCAGAGGACCGGGTTGCGGTCGGTGACGGCGGGGGCGTGGACGACGGTCCCGTTCTTGGCCACCAGGTTCTTCGTCATGTCCGGCTCCTTCGTTCTGGGCTGATATGTAAAGACTAACCTATGGATCGGGGGATGTCAACTCTTTGATCTCCTCCATTCGGGTGAATCATCCGCCCAGCTTGAGCGCGTCCCACACCTTCCGGACCTCCCCCACATTCCGAAACTTCTTGCCATCCCGGAGACCGGCGAACGACAGGACATAGCCGAACCGGATCCGGTCCGCACTGATGTAGGACCACACCAGCCGGGCCACCTCGTTGGTGCCTTCCTTGTCGGTGTAGACGCTCACGGCGTAGGCGTGTCCGTGGTTGTAGCCGGGAATGCGGAACGCGCGGTCAGCGTCACGGCCCTTGGCGATGCCCACGTGGTAGCCGGCCGCGCGCGCGGCTGTGGTGAGGGTGTGGATCGCGTTGGTGGCCATCGTGATCTCCCTGATGTCATTCTGGGCTGATATGTAAAGACTACCCGAGGGATCGGGGGATGTCAACTCCTTGACACCCCCCGATCAGGTGACTCAACCGATGGTCAGAATCACCAGCGCATCCCGGATGGCCGCGTGTGCGCCATGGTGCTCGGTCGTGGACGTGAACGACTCGCCGCCGTCGTAGTCCGCGTGCGCCGTCAACGTCTGGCCGTCGCGGCTGAACACCTGTGCCCAGTTCCCCGACTCCCCCATGTCGGAGTTCAACAGGTCGAACGTCCAGGCCAGCGTGTCCACCCGCTTGGCCAGGATGCCGAACCGACCCGTGGAGAAGGTGAACTCGGAGCCGACGGCCAGGTTCTCGATGGCGGTGGTGTTGACGTTCACGATGGCCTCCGGGGTGGTGGGGGAGTGGGTTCTCCCTGATGTCTTAAAGATTACCCTACCGAACGGGGGATGTCAACTCCTTGACACCCCCCGTTCGAGTGAATCACTTCACCAACCGCCCCACCGGAAAGTCCATGCTCAACCGGAACTCCTCCACCGCCACGACCCGGTCACGCCCGTCTCGACTGAACCGCTCCACCGCGAACTTGACCTTCTCCTTGGTCACGTCCCCGCTCAACGGCTCCCGACGCGTGACGTACCCCTTCGGCTCCCCCAACACGACGTAGTAGTTCCGGAACACCAGCACCATCCCCCGCCGCAGAACGGACCCCTTGACGTGCTTCACATACTCCGCACCCGCCATCACATGCCCCTTTCTAGGCTTTCTTCACCGACCCCGGGTACGCCCGGGTCGTGTCTCCTGAGTCCACGTTCCTCGTGGGCTTGTCCGTGTTCATCACGGTCACGTACTCAGCGCCCGTGCTGTCTCGGGTGTACGCGCGCACCACGCGCCCCTTGTGCCACTTCCTGTCGTCCTTCCACAGGACGGTGACCCCCGTCTTGAAAGCGCTCCGCTCCGCATTGTTGAAGTTGCGTCGAAATGTTCCGCCGCCCTTGGCCATCACCCGGCCGCCGGAATGCGGATGGCACCGGGGTAGCCGTACCAGGTCTGGCCGTTACTGATGGTGCGGGTGGTCTTCCCGGTGTACTCGACCCACATGTACTTCAGGTCCAAGGTGTCGCGCTTGACCACGCCGGTCATGATGCGGCCGGTCACCCAGCGGGTGCCGTGGAGGATCTCCACGTTCGCGTTGGCGGTGAAGGCGGCCAACTCGTCCTTGGTGAAGTTCTTGCGGCGGGCCATGGTGTCCTCCGGGGGTTCTGTGCTCTCTCTGACTCCTCAAACATTACCCGGCGCATCGTGGGATGTCAACTCTTTGACGAGTGACCCGGGTCACAGACTAAGAAGTTGACATCCCACGCGTTCCTGACTAGTGTCATAGGTGCTAGAAACACCAAGGAGGAACACATGTCGGCCGTCACCCCCCAAAAGAACGACAAGGTTCGATTCATGTACACCGTCCCCGGCACCGATCGGCCCGTCGCTCTGGACGGAAAGGTCATCCAGGTCACCACCAACAAGGCCGTGATCGAAGTCAAGGGAACCGGTGTCGTCGTCGTTCCCCTTGCGGACATCCTCCGCGTTCTGTAAGACGGTCAACCCCCAGGGAGGATCCCCCGTGCCCCGAGTGAAGGTCACCGACAAGGTTCGTTTCACCTACGACAAGTACGTCATGGACGGTGTGATCACCCACCTCAAGGGCGACAACACCGCCGTGATCCGGGCCGAGAACATCGGAGTACTGATCGTTCCCGTCAAGGACATCGTCCGCGTTCTGTGAGAGGATTCGACACGTGAAACGCGTCGGACAGCGTCTCGCGGACATCGGCCACATGCTCGTGACTGAGCAGCCCTGGACACCCAAGCTGTTCGTGTTCGGCGTCTCGTTCCTGATCATCGCCCAATTCATGGGACACCCCTTCTAGACTCCCCAGGGGAGGTGACGTCTCGTGCGCAAGCCTGACACCTAGTCCCATCCGGACTGGCGAAGGAAAATCCCATGGGTATGCACCGACGTGCCGGACGCGGTTACGGCCGCGCCACCAAGTACGCCGAAGATGACGTGTTCAGCCGGTGGCGTCGCGTCTACTGCTACACCGACCGTGCCGGAGTGTGCGCCAAAATCAAGCGTGGCGCACGGCGTCGTGAACGCCGCGACGCACGCCACGACATCCGCGCACAGCTTGCGGACCGCTGACCAGAACGGCCCCGGAGACAACCTGGGGCCGTTCTGTGTTCGGTGCTGACCGAACAGCGATCCCGGTAAACGCAGAGCGGCCCCTACCAAGTCGGGTAGGGGCCGCTGGTTACCACGGTCGGATCAGGTATGCCGGCCGCCGGGAAGGTTCCGGCTTGTTGAATCGCAGCACGGGCCAGCTCGGATCCCACTGGAAAGTGACGGACCCTACAGGCCCTTGACAGGCTTCTGCGGGACCGCATAGGTGGTCCGGTTCAAGGTGGAACATGTGCCCCCGATACCCCTGGTGAGTGTTGTGTTCATGGGACAACAGAAACGGGTCGTATCCGTTCGGGTACAAGTCCGCCATGTTGGTCAACATGCGTTTTCTCCTTGGTATCCCTCGATCGGGTGGCCTCACGCCACAGGCGTCACTCGCGTCCGTGGCACCACGTGCACGCTGTTCGGTGCCAGGATGCCCACCAGCGGCCCTTTGGCCTGATGTAGCAGCCCAGTTGCTCTCACCGTGACTAGATTTCCCGTGATTCGCTGAATCACCCCGTAGTACAGAGCGCTGTCCTCGGTTACGAACGTCACCTTCTGCCACTTGGACAGAGGAGCGTAGTTCTTCGACACCGCGTTTTCCTTCTCTTAGAGTGCGTCCGGGTGTGGGCAAGTGCAGTCTTGGCCATGCATCCGGGTCGCTTCGACACCGGTCACACGATCCCGCACCGCATCCGAAAAGCACTCGGCCGGCACTGCCCAGTTGGCCCACAGCAGACGGCTGTCCTGGTCGAGGTCCAGGATCATGCCCGGGTCGATGGCCGACGGCGGAATCACGATCAGGAGTTGGCTGTGGTTCCGCGTGATCGCTGCGTGTCCCCGGCCGCCGGTGGCGGTGGGTCGCACGGTGGTGGTGAATCCGAGGGAGCGCAGTTCGGACAGGAACGCGCCGTGTCGGGGGTGTGATGCGCTGATCATGGTGATGTCCTCTCAGATTCCCAGCATGGTGCGCACGGTCTCCGCCAGCTGCTCCGCGTGCACCCCGTGCGTCTGGGCCTTCACGGTGTACGTCGGGAGGTGGTCCACCTTGCGGATGACACCGGTCTCGACGCTGTAGGTGTCGTCGGCCGCGAGTTGGACGAACACGCGCTTGCGCATGGCGTCGAACTGGACGTAGCTGTTCTCGTTCGAGTACGCCAGGTTGCGCGCTCCGGCCAGCATGAGGGTGGTTCGGCGGCCGATGTGACGCCAGGTGGTGTTGACGTCCATGTCGCGGCCGGGGGTGCGGTGCGCGATGGGCTCAAGCACGGTGTGGGTCATGATGTGCTCCCTGGGTGGTTCCTTGCTGACAACAGGAACATTACCCGACCCATACCGGGATGTCAACTCCTTGGTACGACTTCGCGCCAGAACCCATCCGGCGGAGACGTCAACCGCCACCGCGAGTTCGGCGCGAACATCCACCGCTTCCCCAACCCCCTACGTTGCCGCACACGCGCCTCCACCACCCGACGAGTATGGCCACTCCACGCGTTCACCGTCCGGCCGTCGTCGTCCACCACAGACGCCGAACCGTTCGACAGATCCACAACCACACGCATCGTCACGCCTTTCGCACCGTCGTTGGGAGCACAACACGGGTCTCCGTGCCACGCTCCGTGGACAACTCCACCTGAACCGAGCCCGATGCCAGACACCGCACAATCTTTCCGTGCGTGCCCCTTCGAATGCCGTAGTGGTTCGGGGCCATCGTGATCACGTCACCGGCCGCCAACTTGTTTCCCTTGCCGTCGAACAATACGGCCATACCATTGTCCTTTCCACGTAGAGGTGCCCCCGGCCCATCGCCGGGGGCACCGTCGCCTCTACTCGCCGTACTTCGCGCGGACCGCGCTCATAGGCACCCATGTGCCCATCCCACCGCCGCTCTCGATGAACACGGTCTGATCCACGGGTCGGATCTTCGTCATCTTGCCCGTGACCTTCGCGCCCTTGTGCTCCACCGTGAGCGTCGCGCCTAACTTGGGGAATGCCATCTAACCCGTCTTCCTTATGATCTTGTCCGTAGTCACCGTGTGCTTGGTGCCGCCCATGATCGCGCGGAAGCGGCCGTTGCGGGTGCTGGTGCCGACCACGCCGCCGTGCAGGATGGTGTACACGCCGCCATCCTTCTCCGTGATCACGCCCTTGAGAGGACGCTCCTCGAAGATGAAGATCACGACGTCACCCTTGCGGTATATTATTTCCGGTTCCACCAGTTTTAGCCATCCTGATTCTTTGCTCGCTTCTGGTCGTCCGCGTGGGTGACGCACACCTTGGCTTCTACCTGGGTGTCAAAGTCGGGTCCACCTTCGTGGCGCTTGATCCAGATGGCGGATTTGTTGCTACAACTCTTGATATAGCAATTGGTTTTTGCCGGTCGCCGGATGGCCTTTTTCTTCGGGGGGGTCATAGTTGCCTTTTAGTACCATGCCATGATGATGGCGGTGGATGCGATGAACGCGATGGTGGACACCCAGCAGATGATTTTGTTGAGTCGACTGGGGTTTCGTTCGAGTGCGAGTCCGATGTATCCGCCGGCCATGGCGAAGATGCTGGCGAATGTGGTGATGACGAGAAGTAGGGGGATCATGCTCTCTCCCTGCCACGAACGAGACTATCCGACGCGGCCAGATTGGTCAACTACTTGATATGGAAAGTGTCCCCGACCACACGGCCGGGGACACCGCGCCCGCGACTGACTACCAGTCGCCTCCGCACGAGCCACTGTTGTCGCCGGTGTCCCAACCGCCCACCGTGATGTCCCCGTTCGCCAGATCCACCCCGACCCCGCCACCCAGATCCACAGCCAGGTGACCGGAGGAGTCGACGAACAACCCTCCCGACGTGTCGCGGTCCTCCACCACAACCACCGTCGGGGTGTGGTGGTGCTCCACGACCACCGTCGTCGGGGCGACCATGTTCCGGTGGACGTTGCACGCGCTGTAGCCACCAGCACGCGCCGCACGGCATCGGGCACAAGCTGAGTTGTACATGAGGTTCTCCTTGCTGTGTCACGGAATCCTTGCGTGGACCGTACGGGAATCGAACCCGCCTCAACCGTTCGGCCCGTGCCCCCCGCCCGTCCGGCGGGGGCCGATCGACGTCACGCCCGGCTGGCCTTGGTGGGCCGCTTGAAGAAACCGAACTCCGGACGGTCGCTGGCCTCCACGGTGGCCGTGAACGTCACCGTGTCGCCCGTCTGAACGCCACTGTCGATCGTGGTGAAGCCGTCATCGGCAACGTTCAGGGACGCGGGAACGGAGCCCCACACCAGCCACCCATCGGCGTGCTTGACGGTCATCACCTGACGGCCGCCGAACCCGTTCTCTTTCCAGTCGACCTTGATGACGATGCCGGTGACCTGAATGCGCTTGCCAGTGGGCACGGGAGCGGCCGGTGCCTCGGCTGCCTTCTCCGCCATCGTGGCCGCGTAGGCGTCGGCCTTCTCGCTGATCTCGCGGATCAGCTTGGACACGAACGCCAGCTGACGGTCGGACGGGTCGCCGTAGCGGCGGGCTTTGGTCGCGATGTCGACCAGCGTGGACAAGGCCCAGGAGCAGCCGGACACGTTGCCGAACCGCGCGCCGTGCTCGTCCACGATGGCGTCGTGGATGTTGCCGGCATAGGTGGCGTACGCCAGGTCCGGGTTCTCGTCGCACAGTGCCTCGAACGCGGCCTGACGGGCGAGACGCTCACGGCCCAGGGCCGCGTTCTTGCGGAGCTTCTGGAATTCCGCCTTGGTCATACCGTCGAACCGGTTGTCCAGGCACGTCTCCCCGACCCAGATCATTTCCATGACGTCGTCGCGGGCCATGAGCGCGCCGTAGCGGATGTTGGTGCCGCAGTGGCCGCAGCCGCCGGTGGTGGATCCGCCGAAGCTGTAGCCCTTGGCCAGCATGGCGTTAACGGTCTCGATGCGTTCCTGGACCTGGATGTAGTCGAACTCGGGGGTGAAGTCGAAGACGCCGTAGCAGTTGTACAGCTCGGGGTCGAAGTCGAGGGAGGCGGGGGCGTGGACGTCGGTGCGGTTCATTTCGGGGCTCCTTGGGTGGTTCCTGGCCTGACAAGAACTACATTACCCAAGCATTCGCGGGATGTCAACTCCTTGACCGAAGTTAGGCCGAACGGGTGAACACCCGCCCGGCCCAACATCACCTCAGTCTCACTTCCGTCGCCCCCGCGCACACACGCTCACACTCCGCCTGCGCCCACGCCTTCCGTTCCTTCACGCTCATGTCCAACCAATCGCGCGGCTTTCGGACCGTCGTCGAACGCATCCGACTGACCCCCGGCGCGCGATACGCAAGCTGAACATACCCGACAGGAACACTCATCGTTCCCTTTCGAAATACTTATAAGTGCAAGAAGAGTCTTTCCGCTGAAGCTTCCGAACAGCCCACCTCTTGCGTTGTTGCCCGCTCATGTCATCCCACCCCACCGGAACACCGACCTTCCATTCGTCCAACGCTCCGGTGGAGTGGCTGTACACGATGAAGATTTTTCTACTTTCCGGCATTGCCGGGATGCTCCTTCACGGTGATGACATGTTTTGCGTAGTCGATACGCTCGATCAGATAGCACACCCCATCGCACCACTGCGGCATGGACAATGTCGGAATCGCACACTCCACAGTCCCGATTTCCCTGCCCCCCAGTTTGACGGTCCAGGGCCTCACGCGGGAAGCCTGACCAACACGACGGTGTCCGACACGCCCACCGTCAGATCCACGTTCTTTTCCTTGCCATCCTTGAATGTCGCGACCCGGAACGTGTTCAGGTCGGTCCCGTCACCGACCTTGGTGTACATGACGTTGTTCACCCGAAACTTGGTTCCGATCGGCCAGTTGGCCACGGTACGCGCGGCGCGGCACGTGGTGCGCATTCGGGACCTCTTACAGTCGGTAGTCTGCATAATCAATGACGGTGCCGTCCGCCCACCGCAATTCGGCCTGTTCGCTCACCAGCGCGCCATCCACGATGGTGAAGCGTTCGATGTCGCCGGATTCCTCACCGACACGCACGAGGTAGCCGCTGAAGTAGTGGTTCGACCCACACAGTCGGGCGAATTCCTTCAGTTGTTCGGTCAGCTCGTAGCGGGAGAACCTCTCTTCGTCGAAGTTGCGGAGTCCGGTCGCCACGAATTCGGGGCCGCCGTCCAGCGGCGGTGCCGGAAGTTCCAGGTTGGGGCCGCCGGGCCGCCAGATGGCCAGTCCGACGTCCTTGCCGTTGACTCCGCGATTGTTGTTGCGGAACGGGCTGTTCTTGTATTCGTCCCAGGACAGTGGTGGGTGGATGGTGATTTCGCCGCGAATGGTACTTCCGTAGCTCATCTCTACCCCTCGTAGTGTTCGATGTCGGACGGGGTGACTTCGAGGACCTCGCCGTCCCCGAATTTGATCATCAGGGTTTCGTCGGCGACCTCGATGACGGTGGCCAGGTCGAGTTTGAGGTTTCCCGTGCTTCCTTCGCCGGTCCACAGGACCTGGTCGTCTTCGGAGAACTCGTTCATGGGGGTCCTTTCGGATGGTTCTTCCGGTAGGGAGAACACTACCCGACCAACTAAGGGATGTCAACTCTTTTGCATCTGCGCTGGTCAGCCCCACCCCGTACACTCAGCCGCGCGTGATCAACCGGAAGGGGACGCGCGTGACCTTTGTGGACGCGACCGCGCAACGCCAGTTGGCGTTGCAATACGCGGTCGAGTTGCTGTCCCCGTTGGGGACCGGCGACGCGGACCGCGTGATCACCACGGCCGAAACACTGTTCGCGTGGCTGGTCGGCCCCGCGTTCCTGGACATCACCGTGGGCCAGATCGTTGATCAGACAACCAAAGCCCCGACGGGCACCACACACACCGGAGGAACCATGCAGCTCCACGACAACGAACAGTGCCAGCTCACCGTCAGCGAGGCCGACGCCAAGGGCGTCGCACTTCAGGACACCCTCACCTGGGCCGTCGCGGACAGCACGGTGGCGACGCTGACCGTGGCCGGGGACACTCAGTCCGCGACCCTGGTTGCCGGGATGCCCGGTTCCACCGTTGTGACCGTGACCGACGGCGCACTGTCCGCGACACTCGCCGTGGACGTCGTGCCGGGCACCGTCACCACCATCTCCATCGCGGCCGGAACCCCCGAGGTTCAGCCATCGCCGTCCGCCCCGTCGCAGTCCTCGGAGCCGATCCAGGCGGCCGAGTCGGGCCAGGCCGCTTCCACTGTGGACACGGCCGCAACCCCCCAGTAGTCCTGTAGCGACACGACACCCCCGCGTCCACAGTGGACGGCGGGGGTGTCGTGCGTTCAGCCCTGAAAGTCCCGGATGATGTCCTCCGGGCGCGTCGGGCCGTCCCACAGTTGGCACTTGCATGTGGAGGTCTTCGACAGCCGGAGGCCGTCAACGTGCCCGATGGGCGCGGCACACGCCCCCGTTCCGCCGGTGTGGAACCCGCGTCCATGGTCGCAGGTGTCGCAGGTGGCGGACACACGCTTGGGGGATGCCGACGCATGCTTGCTGATTCGGCCGCCGATGAATCCGGCGACGAACACCACGACGGACAACAGAATGTCGGTCACTGCGATCATCAGTCGATCAACCCCTTGTTCTGTATGATGCGTGCTTGATGGTCGATTTCGTCGCCGACGCGGATGAGTGTTCCGGGCATGGTTTCGGTGATGCCCCTGACCTTGCCGTTTCGGAGTTTGATGGAGAACTGGCGGATGGACGCTATCGAAGAGAATTCGCCCACTTTGGTGCCGTTGAGGTAGACCGTCACCTTGCCGGTGGACGAGTTGTGTTTCGTCGTGACCTCAATGATCATACCGAAGACCCTACCCGCCAGACGCAGGGATGTCAACTTCTTGTTCTGCGTCACATGACACAGACCATTGGCTAGCCGGAGACACGGAACACCCCCCGCCCAGGATGGTGGCGAGGGGTGTTCCAGCCGAGCTGTACCATGGGTTCCCGAAACCCGACGCGAGTGTATCAGCAGCGCTTCCCGCGCGCCGTGTCGGACTGCCGGAACCACGACTTCACGACCTTGGACCGGCGCGCGGGAAGAGTGTCGTTCGTGAGGGTCACCGAATCGGCCACGGTGTCGAACAGGCGTTGCCCCTCGTGTCTTGCGGCGGATTCGGTGGCGAACGCGGTGTGACACGAACGCTGGCCGTTTGGTTTGGCAACGCGAAGACACCATTTGAGTTTCCACGGTTTGGCATCCACTCAGATCTCCTTCACAACGTTTTTCAACTGGTCACGTAACGCGTCTCGGTGCGCTCTGCACAGGATGACGCTGCGCTTTTTGTAGGAGGCGGTGAACAGTGCCCGGCGCGGGCATTTCGTGTTGTCCTCCCACACTTCGCACCGCTGATGGTGATTGAAGTCGCGAGGCAACGCACGACACCCATTTCTGCGGCCCATGATTCCTTCCGGAATGGGAACGCGCCCGACCGTTCCAGCCGGGCGCGTTCAGGTAAATCACCAGATTCGTTTGCCGTTATTGTCGTACTGGATTCCGCCCACGATCCTCTCCCATTCCGCCTGACTGTCGGCGTTATGGTTCGCGCGGTCCACCTGCTGTTTGATGACCTCGAAGCCCTGGGCTTCGAGTTGGATGGCGCACTTCCGTGAGCAGACGTCGCGGTCCTGGCCGCGAAGGGGCTTCATGCACATGGGGTTCGCGCATTCACCCTTCTTGACGGCCCTCATGACCTTGCCCATTCCACGGAAAGGGGCCAGGCTCTTGATCTTTCCGGTGGCGGCGTCGACCAGCGCGCCGGAGACCTTGCGGAACACGCCTTGGCGTGGTGTGAAGCCGCTCCCGCCGTGCTGTCCCCCTCCGATGCGCTTCTTGTCTTCGCGGCCGTTGGCGAACCATCCCGGCATGATGTTTGTGTCCTCCCAGTGGGTTTCGCTGACAACGGAGACATTACCCAAGCGTCTACGGGTTGTCAACTCCTTGCGTTCAGGGGACGAACGGCAACGGGATGTCCGACAGCTCCCGACGGCGGTCGGGCTGGCACTCCCTGACCAGGAGCGTCGGGTCCAGCAACCCCAACATATCCAACAGGGTGTGGCAGTCGAATGGGCCGGTTCTGTCCTGCACGCACTTGCCGGCGACGGTCAGGGCCGCGCCGCGCCGTTCGTCGTGGTTGTGCTGTGCCATGGATCCCACGGGATCCAGCGGGTCATAGGTCACGGATTGGCTCCTTTTTGCAGACCAGGCAGTATAATCGTTGACTTGCGGGTGGTCAACCCTTAGGCTCAGGTAATGAGAACCGTTGTCATCGCGTACCGGTGCCATCGGACGCCGGGCGTCCACCTCGTGGCGCGCACGGTGCCGTTGGGGTTCTGGGGAGGGTGGACGTCGGAAGAGCGTCTTCAGTGGTGCTTCGACCATGTCACCGTGCTCACGGATCGGGCGTTCACGATCATGCGTCTGTCCCGGTACTAGTTGACGAATCACAAATACCCGATTAGACTTGAAACCTACTCGATCATGAAACAAGGAGGTGGACGATGAACAGCATCCGACCACGCTGGACCGATGACGTTCCCGATCTCTACGACCGGCTTGCCGACGCGGCCGGGTTCTTCACGCTCGCACAAGCGTGCGACTACACCAATCTGTCCGTCACCACGGTTCGGGACCTGTTGTCCCGACCGAAGATCACAGCCGACGGAAACACCCTGGCCCCGATCAGCCGCCCCGCCGCCCGCGTCGGAGAATCCCCCCTCTACTCCGGAGAGCAGTTGGAGGAAGTCCGCAGGCGTCAGGAGACACCGCCGCGCCGCTACTTCGGCGGCGCGGACGAGCCACTCCCTGTGCTCACTCCGGACGAGTCCAACGAACGCGGGCTGGTGTCCTACGGCGAGATGGCCGACATGTTCGGCTGGCATGAGAACACGCTCCGCAAGTGGTGGTCCACGAACGCGGACTTCCCCGCGCCCAAGGCCACCCGGGAACGACGCGGCGGCCACCCCGGCACCCCGACCGTTGTGTTCGACGCCAAGGAAGTGCTCCAGTGGCTCGCGGACAACGACAAGATCACCGGCGACACGATCATGGTCCACGGCCATGAGATCACGATTGCCTGAAGATCCTTCCCTTACGCCCCAACGGATGTAACGAAACACTGTGGACGGTCGCTCTTACCGATAAGAGCGACCACACAGAGGAGAAGATCATGGGCAGCGTCGCCGTAGGTCTCGAACTGGAATACCTCCACGCCAAGGTAATGATCGCCGACGTTCATCCCTACGTCGGCGAGAACATGTCCTTGGTTGGACGAGACGAAATCGATATGGTCTACTTGGACGGACCACGCCAAGGTGAACACGTCACAACATACCGAGTCATGTGACCCGGACAACAGAAAGCCCCGTGCCAGCAACACGGGGCTTTCGTGTGTTCACACCACGGCAAGACTGTGAATCGTGAACGCGCTCAGCCAGAACCCGGCCAAGATCAACGCCAGGCGACCGAGCCACAGTTCCACGCGGGAGTCCTTGTCCGTGTCGAATCGCATGAACTTCGGCGTGCCCACCATCCGCCACCGCTGACCACGCAACGGAATCGGCCAGAACACCGGTGCCCCCTGTCTCGTGACGCAGTCCCCGAACAGGTGCACCAGGCATCCGATGCCGATAGCGATCGCGAACCACCACGCCACCGTCTCGATCGGTTGCGACCACGCCAGGAACACTGACGCTCCGGTGAACGCGGCGGCCACACCGGTGACGAACAGCCATCCGTGCCGGTGTGCCCACTTCCCTGCCAGTCCGCGTAGCCCGTAGCTGGTGAACACGAACAGGATCCCGGCCGCCGCCCACAGTCCGAATGTGGTGATCAGGAAGTACGTGCCCGCGCCGCATCCGGCCGCGAACAGTGCGGTGTGGGTGAGTCCCCGGTGGCCGCCGTCGCGGTCCTGGTCACGTCGGGAACGGGTGATGCCGTAGATGGCGCTGGATGTGGCGTGCATGGCCTTGGACACCGCGCGGGAGAGGGGGCCGAAGGTGTGCGCCACGGTGGCTTCGGGGTGGTCGATGTCGGGGAACACGGCCGCGCCGATGACGAGCATGGCCACGGCCAGCGCGAGGGTGATGGGCGGTGGCCCGTAGAGGGTGAGCGGGGGTCCGACGGCGGTCATGGCGACTCCGGCGAACACGCCTTGTCGGGCGTGGGTCTTGCCCATGCACATGGTGGCTCCTTGTCGTTGTGCCGCTACGATATCAAAGGGTTGACGAACCGCACAACTCCGGTTAATGTCTATGCCATGGCTGACGCGACACACAAAGGGCAACACGTGGCGCACAAGGACCTGAAGCCGAGCATGCAGATACTCACCACACGCGGGTGGGCCACGGTGTTCACCGCGCCCATCCCAAGCGGCACCATGTTTCTTGTCCGCCTGACCAACGGCCGATGCGAGATCAAGGACCCTGGATACCTCTGGGTTCGGCGCACCACCCACCCACTCCCCACCAAGGAGACCACATGAAGATCGTCATTCTCGGCGCGGCCGTCACGCTGGCTGCCGTCACCCTCACCGGATGCGGCCTGAACAAGATCAGCCAGCCGTTCAACGACGCGCCCCGGTCCGACAACGAGGATCATTCCGCCGCCCAGGTGATCACCATGCCGGACGGCTTCTCGAACCTGGCCACCAAGTGTGTCAACGGCGTGCGCTACACCGTCGCGTTCCACAACGACGGCGCGTACGGCGCGATCAGCACCGTCGTCGACCCGAAGTGCGGTCGCTGACGTGGTCACGAGTTACGGCAACGAGGAGTACACGCCCGACACTTACACCGTGGCCAGCCGGCCCGCCTCCAATAGGAAGTACCGGACCGGTGTGCTGCTCAACAGCAAGGGCGACGCGGTCCACACCTGTGGCCACACCAACCGTCACACCAGCTCCAAGGCGGCCGTCGACTGCATGAGGGCCATTGCTAAGGGAACCAAGCTCACCATCACGAACTGACCAGGCGGGGCGGGGCACTCCGGTGTCCCGCCCGTCGTTAATTTCGAAAGGGAACGATCATGGAGATTTTGCCCGCATACGACAAGGACGCGGACACCTACGGCAAGCACGCGGAGACCGCCACCCGGACGGCCGGCTTGGACGGTGTGGTGTTTGGCCGCCGGGTCCGCTATCCGTGGGGGTTGTTCGTCAATCCGGATGCCGTGTCGGGCCGTCGGGGGGCGAACGTGGGACATCCGGCGGGTGTCTTCTTCGAGCGCAAGGGCGTCGTGCACCACACGGGTCATTTGGACGGGTACCGCAGTGTCCGGGCGTGCTTGCGATCCGGGGAGAAGCCGTTGCCGCGCCTTCGCTCTGCAAAGAAGTTGACATCCCGAACATGAGCGATTAGGGTTGCGATATCACCAACCAAGGAGGCTCCCGTTGGACGCCGCAACCACCGACCATGTCAACCGCGTGCGACTGCTTCTCACGCTCATGGCCCCCACGATGATCGACAACGCGGTCCATATCGTGACTACGCAGGGTAAAGATGAGTCCGCCCCGACCATCGGCCGCCTGGCCTTGATCGGCACCGCCACCGCGCCCCGCGTCGCCGTGATCACCAAACTCACCCCGACCAAGGTCACCGTCTCCTACCTGACCGAGAGTGCCATTCGGCACGGCCGAAGTCTGAACGCGTACAACTCCTGGCCCGTCCAGTTCGATAGCTGGCCCGACACCTACCGCGAACAGGCCGTGACACGCTGGCATTCCAACCCCGACGTTCAAACAACATCCGACGTCAATTCCTACGCTGCCCGTCACCACGAATGGGCTCTCAAAACGCAGGCTGTCTATCGTGCCGTGAAACACTGCCCATGGGTCGCATTCGCCCCCATCCGCAACGCCCTCATCCGCCGCGAAGACCTTGTCATGATCCCCGAGAACGGAGAAAGCTAGTGGAGTACAGGGCCTTTTACCAGAACGGCGGGTTCGCCACCTTCGAATGGGAAGGCGACCCGACCGATCCGGAAGGCATGGACGAGCTGCTGGAAGCCGCGTACCAGGCGGCCCCCACCGGCCTGTGCCACCAGTGCGCCGGCAACTTCGAAATCTCCGATGACAACGAAGTGTACGAAATCAGCGAGGATGAATCCGGCGAGAAGGTGTTCAGCGAACCGACCTGGGACGAGCGGATCCGCGAGTCGGCCGCCAACGCCACCGTGCTGAATCGGAAGCTTGTGGCGGAACTGGAGACCGTCAAGGCCACGCGATCCGCGCTCGTGCGGGATCTCCGCGCGGCGGGCTTCACTGTCGACCCGCACACCTTCGCCGTGTCCCGCTGATGTCCCGGTGTCCCGGCCCCTGTCCGGGACACCGGGACAACCTGTCTGATGTCCCGGGCGCGGGACAGGATGTCCCGGGACATCAGACGTCGCACCGGGACACTCTGTCCGGGACATCCGGGACATGTCCCGGGACAACCTGTCCCGGATGTCCCGGACCGGGCGGGACATGTCCCGGGACATCCGGGACATGCTGTCCGGGACACCGGGACACCTGGCGGGACAGCTGTCCCGGGACAGCTGGGACATGTCCCGGATGGCGGCCGGGACATCCGGGACAGGTTGTCCCGGACTTGTCCCGGGACAGCCACCGGCTACGGTGTCGGTGTCCCGAGGTTCGAGCCCCGGCGCGGTCCCTCACTCCGGCAGCGTTGGCGGTGCTCCCCCGAGACGAGAGAAGCCCCGGCGTCGATCACCCGCCGGGGCTTCTCACTGTCCACTGGACGATGAGACTGTCCAGCGAGGGGTTTGGGGAGTGTTTATACAGGTCAGAGGCCCACTGGACGGTCCGGAACCGTCCAGTGGACGATCACGGTCAGTGAGAAACGAGCGTTTCTGACCACGCCCAGTGACCATGCTGGGTGGAGTCAACCCGCCCCGCCGCCTTCAACTCCGCCAACTTCGGGTACAGCCACGAACTCGACCGCGTTGCCGCCCGCGCCAGGTCCCGCGCCCGCGCACCCTCCGGACCCGCCGCCTTCAACGCCCCGATCAGCGCCGACACGGCCGCGTCCTCATCCAACTTGCCCCGCTCCCGATCCGCGACCATCGCCGCCTGCTCCCGGGACATCGTGTCCCGCTCCTCCGGCGACAACCGGGACAAGTGCAACGCCACCAGCTCCGCCAGCGGGACATCCGGCCCGTCCAGCCGCTCCGTGATGTCCCGGTCCTCCACGTCGTCCTGTCCCGGCATGTCCCGCTCCTGTCCCACGCTGTCCCGGGACATGTCCCGGCCGTCCGGGACAGTGTCCCGCTGTCCCGGGACATCCGGGACATGTCCCAGCGGGACACCGTCGTCGTCCAGCGGGACAACCATGGCCCGATCCGCGTACTCCGGGACAGCGTCGGCCGCCGCCTGCGCCGACACCGCGTCCAGTGCGCACGTGCGTCCCTGACGCAACCTGACGAGCGTCTTCACCGTCTCGTCATCCACGTACTGAATGCGAATCGGCATACGGTCGATCGTCTCCGCGTCCTGGTAGTAACACGTTCCCGGGCGGGACTGGGGAATCAGGTTCGCCCCCATCTTGCCATCCCGATCGTTTCCGAACACGAAATATTCCCCCGTGTCGCTCTGCATACGGAAACAGAACCGCTGGTCCAACTGCTCGCGGACCAGGTTCGAGCCGAACGCCAACAAGGTCGGATATTGAGTGGCCTCCACGATCTCCACTCCGACGGCACGGCCCTTCTGGATGACGCGTTCCAACATTTCCAGTTGCTTGCGGTTCATCGCGCCGTTGAACGAGTGGCATTCGTCCACGATCACGGTGAGCACTGGGTATTCGTCGGTCATGGGCCATTTGCGGATTCCCATGTCGGCGCAGTGCAACGCGCGGGCGTCCACGACCGCTTCCAACGCCTCCAACAGCATCATGGCGTCGGTGAAGTTGGTGACCACCCAATCCATGACGTTGCGCCACGGTCCGAGTTCCATTCCGCCCTTGAGGTCCACACCCCACATGACCGCGTTGCGAGCACAGGCCCGGTTGCCGGCGATCAGGTTGACGAGCCCGGACTTTCCGGAGCCCTTCGACCCGGCGATCATGACGGAACGGGATCCGAACTCCTCACGGTCGGTGAGCGTCATGGTCTTCAGCTCCCCATCCTCCCGGTAACCCAGAGTGATCGGGTCGCAGGCGTCCATGTCCTGGATGTAGAACTCGCCATCGATCTCCTCCACCGGGATCTCCCACCGAATCCCCTTCTCGTGCGGATCCGTCATAAACGCCGTGAACAGCACCGAATTCGAGTGCCGCCCATTTCGCTCCATGCGCAACGTGCCCGTCGGAAGATCCAACGCGCCCTCGATTTGCTCCCGCTTCTTGAGAATGTCCCCCACCGTGTAATCCCCGGCGGGCCACACCAGCTTGCCGCCGAAGTTGCCCTCACCGTGCGCCCGGATGTCGACCGGGCGCACGGTGTCCATGTGCAACTTGCGGGCCAGCGATGGCCACCGTTCCACCGTCCGTTCCAACGTGACCTTGGTGACGCGTCGGTTGTTCCGCCACCACGGGATCCCCAGCGCCGTGCCGATCCCGGCGGCGATGATCGCAGTCCAGTCGAAATGCGCCCACCCCAACTCGTGCAGGGTGAGCACAGCCGACGTGGACGCCCCCAGGACACCCCACAGGTACATCTTGTTGCGGTCGTCACCGCCACGGGTGTTCACCCACGACGCGCACGCCAGACCGCCACCGGCCAACCCCAACGCCAACGGCGTCAACGGCACGTACTGACTTGCCTCTCCCACTGCGACAACACCGGTGGTGACGTACATGGGCGTCAACCCGGACCGGTGACGGCGCATGGTTCCCGCCACTTTCGCGACGCCCATGATTCCTGTCCTCCCTTACGAGTTCGGGACCGCGACACCGGAGCGCAACAGCGCCAGGTACGGCCCGTAGATGGTTTCGATCGTGTTCCACACGGCGGTGAACGCCTCCGTCTCCACTTCCGCCAACGCGATGATCCGATCCAGACCCTTCGCGACCAGCGGATCCACGTTCAGCCGCTTGACCAGCGTCAGTTGCAACAGCTCCAGCGCTTCCGCGCGGGCGCTCGCGGCCTGTGCCAGGCCAGAGATGATGTCCATGACGTCGTCGGTTCCCTGGGGCACGGTGTCCCCGATCTCGACCCACGCCCGTGCGACCCGGGCGGCTGCACTCGTTCCGTCAGCCATGACTTTTTTGCCCCTTTCCTCGACTCGTTTTCTGGCCACCGCGACCATTGCGGATGCCTTGTGGTGACCGGCGGTGGACCGGTGTGTCCGGTGCCGTCCGGCTGGCGTGTTCGGCACCGGGCGGACCTTGACCTTGCCGGCGGTGCGCCGCATGTAGGTCGGGTGGATCGTCGGCTTGTGCTTTGGGAATACCCGCGTCTCGTTCCGATGCTTGTCGCTGTAGTGCTTGTTCAACTCGGCCATGTCGTGGAACGTCGTTCCGCACGCGCATGTCACAACGTGCCGAACACGCCACCACGGGCCTTTTCGCTCCACCTTCGCCAGGCGGTGGCCGCTCCATTTCGGCGCGGCGCGACGCTTGACGTGACGACGCACGACGGGGGGGACCCGGCGTCCGCCCTCGATTGCGCCGACCCCCGCCCCGGCGACCGCGTATCCGGCGATCTTCACGACGCCGAGCACGAGGTGCGCTACGCCCCGAGTGAGCTTGCGCCGCTTGGGAACCCGGTCCGCGAGTTTCGAGCGGTACCACTGGGTGGTGCGCATGTGCCCGACGAACCGGGCTCCCACGGTCGGCCTGTCCGATGCGGGCGCGGTGGCTGGTGGCGGTGGGGTGGCGCGCGGCGCGCGGGTTTGCTTGCCGGTGGGACGGGGCCGCTTGGTGGTTTTCATCGTCTTGGGCATGGCTTACTCCTCTCCGACTGCCCGGGGTCCGTTCGTCTTGGCCCGGATCCGTCCGAGCGTTTTGCGGGTGGTGTCGGCCTTGGCTCCGAGGTGCTGTCCGATGTGGAGTTGCACTTCTGACGGTTTCGCGTCGGGGTGGTCGTCCAGGTATCGGGTGATGGCCGGAACCAGTTCCATGTCTGGGGTGAGCCATTCGGGGGCGGTCGCGGACATCTGGGTGACCGTGGCCAGTTCGGTGGCTGGTTCCGGTGCGGCCGGTAATGCGGGTGCGGTTGTCTTGGGTGCCGGTTTCGGCGCGGGGGTCGCCTTGGGCGCTGCTGGCTTCTTGGCGCGGTGGGCGGTGAGTCCTCGGCGCATCACCAACATGTGGATGATGGCCGCGAGCATGGCGGGGGGGATCGCGCCGACCAGGAGGACGACACCCCAGATGGGGGCGAGTTTCTCCACGGACAGGAATAGGTCGAGTCCGTTCGCCGCGAGGGACAGGCTGATTCCGGCGAGTGCCAGCCGGCGGGCGTAGAGCCGGGTGGGGTCGTCGGTGGTGCGGGACAGCCAGATTCGGGTGGCGGTGTAGGCGACGGCGTCGAGGCAGACGGGCCATACCCAGGAAAGCCAGTCGTGGAATCCGCATGCGTCGGCGAGGTCGCGGGAGGAGTTGAACGACAGCACGGCCGCGCCTCCCACGATGATGCTGGACATGGCGTGGATGTCCAGCTCGGAGAACCAGCGGTGTCCTTTGTTGGATCCGGTGGTCCGCCCTTCCGTGTTCACTGTCAACTCCTTTGCTCCGATTGCGGGTAGACATCTCCTTGGGTTGTGGTACACCATAGAGTACGCCAGAGGGGTGCGGCAACATCAACGAGTTGAATGGGAGGGCAGGAATGACGTCCGATGAGCTAACGTGCCTGGTGGAAAAGGCTATTCGCGATGGCAAATATAAGTCGGGGGGGAAGGTCCCCGGCGAAAACGAACTGGCCAGGCAGCACGGGGTTTCCCGAACGATGGTCCGGGAGGCGTATGCCCGTCTCACCGGGCGCGGGATCCTGGTCAAACGGAAGAGCTTCGGCACCTTCGTGGCCTGAGCCGAGAACGGCAGCAGCCCCCGACCGGCATCCGGTCGGGGGCTGTTCTGCGACAGGCTACTTGACGTAGACGCGGCCAGCCTTCTCGTCGATGCTGACGATCTTCTTGGCCATCAGGCACTCCGAGGGCTTGATCTTGTCGCCCACGTGGGGTTTCCTGCGCCACAAGCCGAGCCACGTGTCACCGCGCCACACGCTCCACACGTCACGCTCAGGCTTCTTCTCGGTCGGGAAATTGGGCATGCGGTCCTCCATCGGTGTTGTGGAACACCGATGGTACAGAAGTTGACGAACCAAGTCAATTCGATGAATCGAGGCGTCGCTACACTTCGTGACCATGCCGACCGAATACGCCATCACACTGACCGGTACCCCAGACGGACTATGGCTTGCCCGATGCGACCAGGAAAAACTACTTACCGTAGGTCCAACGCTCCGTGACGCCCTGGACGACATGGCCCTTGTGCTGGACCGCATCCGCCGCGACGAAAACGACAACGCCCCCCACGCCGAAGCGCGAGGGGCGTTGTCCACCAAGGAGTCCCATCAACCGATACCGGAGGTCGGGAGCTCCTGAACTGTAGGTCAATTGGTTGCAGAGCGCAACACATCCCGGATCGTAATATCAGGCTGCCTGTCACGACGTCACTCACCGTGCACACTGTGAGATGTGAACGATCACCAGTGCGCAACCCACTGTGGCCGCCCGGCCCCCGAAACGGGGCTGTGCCGTACCTGCTCGGACGCGCTATGCGCGGACTTGCGCACGGTGTGTGACCGCATCACCGACAGCCACGGCAACCCCGTCCGCACCCTCGCTGACGAACTTCTCGTCACCCTCACCCGAAGCAACCGCACCACCAACGCCCGCGTCGGCGGCCGGTCCGCCACCACCCCACTGCCCTGGCACGAAGCCGCCGGAGACACCGTCCGGCGGCTTCGCTCAGTACTAGGAACGTGGGCTTCACGCCTACACCTGTTGTACTCGCCGAAACTCCCGGACCCCACCGACCCCACCGGCTGGTTCCAACCACCACCGGACTTCACCGCCGATATCGAGTCGCTGGCCGCCTGGTTGCTGCGTCACCCATCGTGGATGACACAGCACCCCGACGCCGATGATCTATACGTGGACATCACCGGCGTCATCGGTGAGGCGTGGCGCATCATCGACCATGCTCCCGACCGCTGGTACGCCGGACCGTGCTCCGTGAAGGACTGCACTGGCCAGGTGTTCGGGGACCCCGGCGGCGCGGTGGGCGTGTGCCCGGTATGCGGCAGTAGTTACGACATGGCGCAGCGTCGCGCCTTCCTGTTGGACGCGGCCCGCAACTACGTGCTGACGGCGGCCGAGCTGTCCCGGGCGTTGCCGGTCCTGTTGGGGGTCGCGGTCAACCGCAAGACGATCACCACCTGGGCGAACCGAGGAATCCTCATCGCCGTGGATCACGACGACCGGCGCGGCTGGCCCCTGTACCGCATGGGTGACGTGGAAGCGTTGGTGCTCAAGAAGGTCAGCGCGTAGCCGCCCGCAACACCGCCATCGTCGCCCGCCCCACAACCTCCCCCGTGCTGTTCCCCGAGAACACAACCAGGTTCACAATCCAGTCACGGGAGGTCCCCAACGTCGGAGTCCACGTCTGAGTCGACGACAACGCCGTGTTCGGAATCTTGTACGCGTTGTGAATCGATTGCGGATTCGTCGCGGACGCAGCCAACGCCGGAGTCAACGACACCCAGTTGCCCCCCGTGGTGTTCGTGGAATCTTCCGTGAACGTCTCCCCCGACAACGAGTCCACCGACATCCCCGCGTACCACAACACCGCCGGAGCCGTCGCCCCCGGATTCAGGTTGTCCGACGGGGCGGTGGACGTTCCCGTAGCCCCCGTCGCGTCATTCGCCCACGGCTGACCTGCCGCCGGAGACACCCCCGCGAACTCATCCGCCGTCATCGCGTAGCACTGGTCGCCGGTCGGCATCGTCACCGTGATTGTGTCGCCCGCCTGCAACGCGGTCGCCAACACCGAATACCACACCTCATTGATACCGAATGTGGAATTGGTTTTCGTGAACGGATGCGCCCAGGTGTTCGACCGAGTGTCCGCGATCGTCACCGACCCGGAGGTGTAGTTGAACCCCGCGAAATGCACCACCACCAAGTGTCCCACCGCACACCCTCCGGCGGGCACAGTGACCGCCAGGGTCGAGGCGCTGGACGCCTGCGTCGCGGTGCCCACGCTCTGCACAAAGGACAGGGGCACGTTCGGATTCATGGAAGCAGGCACCGGAGTACCCCCTTTCCCGTCGGGGTGTCGTGGTGACACGGTAGCGGGTTGTGTGGTTGAATCCATGGCACCACGGGTGAGCCATGCCTTCAAGGGGGTGACACCGTGGATCTTGCCTCCCTCTGGCGGCTCCTCTGGCCCGGCTGGGACGCCTTGTGGCCCAACATCCTCGCTTCCGTCATCTGCGGTTTCGTCGCATGGCTCTGGGCGCGTCGCCATGTCCGCCGAATCCACCGCAAACTGGACCGACTTCACGAGCACCTAGGCGTCGAGGACACTCCGTCGAAAAGCAACACCACACAAGGCCCAACCTAGGCGGTTGGGCCTTTTTCAATGGGAGGTCACCCCATGGCGTTCGACAAATGCGAATCGAACCTACGCGGCAAGGACGACGAAGGCAACCGCCGTATCGGCAAGTGCCAGCGCCCCGCCGGATGGGGGACGCAACACGCTGGATTCGGTCAGTGCAAACTGCACGGCGGGAACACGAAGAACGCGAACATCAGCGGGTCGGCCGAGGTTCTCAAGCGCGACGTCGACAAGATCTTGGGCAAGCTGGACATCACCCCCATTGACGACCCGCTGACGGAACTGTCAAAACTGGCCGGGGAAGTCACCGCCTGGAAGAACATCATTGCCGAACGCGTCGCGTTCCTCAAGGACGTCAGCTACGAAGGCGAAAAAACCGGTGAGCAAATCAAGGGCGAAGTGATCGTTTTCGAACGCGCCCTGGACCGTTGCAACACCGTTCTTGTCGGAATGGCGCGGCTCAACATCGACGAACGCCTTGCGCGCATCTCCGAGATGCAAGCACAACTCGTCGCGGACGCCCTGGCCGCCGTGCTCGGTGAGATGGGCATGGACCTCGGGGCGCAGCGGGAGGCGAAGACTCGTGTTGCGGAAAAGCTTCGCCTCGCTGCTGGCTGACCGTTTGGACCCGCCGGACCCGAACGTCTTCGCCAAGCTCGAATACATCCCCACCCCGCGACAAGCCGAATTCCATGAAGCACTCGAATTCGATGTGCTTTACGGTGGCGCGGTAGGCGGTGGAAAGACCAAGGCTCTTGTCGCCGAGGGAATCAAGCAGTGCGTATTGCATCCCGGTTTGCGCGTTGGAGCGTTCCGACGCACCTACGGTGAGCTCAAGGAATCACTGCTGGCGGAACTCGCCCAAATGATGTACGGCAAGACTGTAGGAGCCTCATGGAACGGGTCGGAATACGACCTGAAGTTCTCCAACGGATCCGTCATCATGTTCCGATACGCTGAGAGCATCGCAGACGCCAACCGTCGCCAGGGTGGCCAATACCAACTCCTGCTGTTCGACGAGCGCACCCTCACCCCGCCCGACGTGTGCGCGTTCCTCGAATCCCGGTTGCGGTCCGGCCGCTCCGACATTCCCGTTGTCGGCATCCGCTCCGGAACGAACCCCGGTGGAGTCGGGCACGGCGACGTTAAAACTCGTTACATCGAAGCCACCGACAACGGCAAAAAGGTCGTCTTCGACAAGAAGGGCCGTGCTGTCCGGTTCATTCCCTCCAAGCTGTCTGACAACCCGCACATCAACCCCGAGTACGCCGACGACCTCAAGGCCCTTCCGGACCACCTCCGCCGCGCGTTCCTGGACGGAGATTGGAACCTGTTCGCCGGACAGGTCTTCCAGGAATGGGGTACCGGGGAGCGCTACACCGTGCGCCCCATGGAGTTGCCCGCCACCTGGAAGCGGTACATCGGCGTCGACTGGGGATACACCGCGCCCTGGGCCGTCGTCTGGGGAGCCGTGGACGAAGACGGCCGCGTCTGGATCTACCGCGAGTTGTACGCCCGCCAGGTCGGAGAAGCCGAACAGGCTCAACGCATCCTGGCCGCTGAAGCCGCCGGGGAAGTCGTGTCCGACCGATTCGCCGACGATGCCATGTGGGCCACCCGGGGCGACGCCAAACCCATCTCTGACATCTACGCGGAGAACGGCGTCCACCTCACCCGTGCCGGAAAGGGCGCGGGAAGCCGCGTCAACGGCTGGCAGCGCATCCACACCTACCTGAAGGAAGCGCCCGCCTGTCCGCATCACCGCGCATTGGGGCAGGAAACCTGCCCGAATCTTCACGTGTTCGACACGTGCGCCAACTTCATTCGCACCATTCCCGCGTTGCCGCATGCTAAGACCGGCGACCCGGAAGATGTCGACACCAGCTCGGACGACCACATCGCGGACGCGCTTCGCTACATGCTCGTCAACATGGGCTCCGGTCCTGAGTTCGTGATCCTGGATGAGTTGCCCACCGTCGACTCGATTCCGATGGCGCAGCCGCTCGGCCCGTATGCCTACGTGCCCAGGCCCGACTATGAGCCTTACACCTACGACGATTACGGGGCGGAGGTGAACATGCCATGGGCTTCTGGCAACGGCTATTCGGATCGCAGGACGTGGTGACCGAGACTGTCAAGGAAATCGACCCCACCAAGACGCCTACGCGCTCCGGATTCGAATACGGAATCCCCGAGGGCGGTATCAACGAGTACACCCAGGGCATGGGGGCCGCGACCCAAACCGATCGTCGCTCCATGATGCAGCAGCTCTACGAGTCGTATCTTGCGTGTCCGTGGAGCTGGGCGTGCACCAACGCTATTGCGCGCACCATCACCGCCGGTGGGCTCATGACCGATTGGGACTCCGACACCGGGGAAGGCGACCAGGAAGCCCCCGACAAGCCAGACAATGTGCTGGCGTTGGAACGGCTTCTGAAGTACTGCAACCCGCAGGAAGACATGCGTCAACTGTTGCGGGGAATCATCTCCGACCTGTTGGTGTTCGGGGACGCCTACATTGAGGTGGTATGGCTCGGTGGCGTTCCGGTGTCCATGTACAGCCTGGACTGCCCGTCCACGTTTCCCTTGGCGAACGAGCACGGCGAAGTCACCGGATACGTTCAGGTCACCGAATTTGGTCAGCGCGCCGAGTTCAAACCCAAGGAAATTATTCACATCTCCCTGGACTCGCCCCGGTCGGGCGTGTTTGGCGTGTCCCCCACGCAAGCCGCGTTGCTTCCTGTCACAGCATGGCTTTTCACCGCCGCATCTCTGAAGGAGACGTTCCGCAAGGGGAATCCCCCGAACGTGCACGTCGACATGCCGCAAGGGCTTTCACAGCCGGAGATGAACCGGTGGACCGCGCAGTACATGCAACGCAACATCGGGCCACGCAACATCGGGTTCCCGCTCATGACCAAGGGCGGCGCGGCCGTAAAGGAATTGCAGCAGAACCGCATTGAGGAATACCTGCACACGCTCGACCAGAAGCGTGACGAGATCCTCGCCACCTACGGTGTGCCACCCGCCGAAGCTGGAGTGATCGAGTCCGGAAACCTGGGCGGCGGCACAGGAGAATCCCAGCGCAAGACGTTCCTTGTCAACACATGCCAGCCCATCGCGGAACTCGTGCTGGAAAAGTTGAACTTCTACATCGTGCAACGCGGATTTGGGATCCAGGGCTGGCACCTCAAGTTCGGCGAAGTCGACATGCGCGACTCCAAGACCATCGAAGACATCCGGGACATTCGTTTGCGGAACGGTGCCTGGACCCTGGACCGCTACCGCGCCGACATCGGAGAGCCCGCCGTGGACGGCGGGGACGCGGCCGTGTTGGTGGACCGCCAGAACCTGGTGTTGTGGCGCGACATGGACGCCAAGTCCAAGGCGCAGATCGCAAGGGACCTCAAGGGTTCCGCCCTGGATCCCGGGGAACCGGGCGAGAAGGACGACCCGATGGCGTTGGAGAAGCCGGAGAAGCCGGAGATCCCGCCCGCACTCGCGGCCGGGGCCGGGCTTCCCGGGGTCCCGCCGGCACCGCCGGGCGCGCCGCCCGGGCCGGGCGGGCGCAAACCGCCAGGCAGCCGGCCGCCACGTGAATCGTGGCAACAGCGTTACCGAACACGGTTGCGAGAAGCGTTGAAGGCGCTCCCTGATGACTTCGCCGATTGACCCGAACGCGCCGGAGCACCCCTCACCGGGTGTTCCGGCCGCGCCGGAGCCCGATGACGAAACAGAGGGATATCCGCTGACCGCGCGCCGGGCGAAAGCCCTGATCCCGAAAGAAATCGGCTAACGGGAGGTCACCCCATGCGCGACCGGATCACTATCAAATCCAGCGGAACCGCATGGGTTCTCACCATTCCCGGATTCGGATTCAGTCCCACCACTCGAATTGAGTTCACCAAGTGGCCGGACGCCATTGATTATTTGGATCAGCGCCCCCTGGGGAGTTCATGCTCGTTTGAACGAGCTAGCAAGGACACTGATTCGCTGGGACTCAAAACTGAATGGTCACCACTGCGTTGGTGGTGAAGGAGGTCACGATGGACAGCACCCAGAACGGATGACGACATGAGCGACGCCAATACGGAAGCCATCGCATCCGCCGAAGTCCGACACGTCATCGTCCGTGGATGCTCGCTGTGTGAGTCACCTCGTACCGTGGGCACGCCATGCCTGGACTGCGGAAACACGGCACCCGCCACAGTGGTGGATCTTGGCGTCGTCTCCGCCTCATACCGGAACCCTATCCGGCAATTCTGGTGGGACCGCATCGGTCAGCCCTTGGCGGAACGCCGGATTCGACGCGCGAACCGTCGCGCATTGTCAAGTGAGAGGTGAGAAATGGCGACGACCGTAGTCGTGACCGCCAAGGGACGCGAAGTTATTGCCGGGCGTATGACCGGCTCCGCGACCGAACCAAAGCAGTTGGGATGGGGAACCGGCGGAATCGCCGGTGGTCCGTTCACCGCTGCCACAACTGATGTAGCCCCGTTCTCGGAAGCGGCAGAAGTTCGCGTGGCCGGAACGTCGTCCATCGCGACGACAACCACCACGAACGACTCCTACCAGGTCGTGGGCACCATCACGAGCCTGAGTGGCCAGACCATCGCGGAAGTGTTCCTGTCGGACTCCGCCACCAAGCCGTTCAGCACAACGTGGGCGACCGCGCCGACCGGAACCGGTGGCACAACCGGAACGCTGGCCGCGTCGTACACCCCGGCGAACAACACCTACATCCAATGCCGCACCGAAGTGATGCAGGTGACCGCCGGAACCGGAACAACGTCGGTGACGATTTCCCGGGGCCAGAACGGGTCGGCCGCCGTGTCCCAGTCGAACGCGGACGCCGTGACAACCGGCAACCCGCCGGGAACCGCGACCGCGAACAGCACCCTGTACGTGCACGCGTCGTTCACGGGATTGGCGCTCAACACCGGGGACTCATTGCAGTCGACCATCACGGTCAAGCACTCCTGAGAGGCCAGCATGGCAACACTGTATTTCGCGGCCAACGGGGCCATGCCGACCACGGCCGCACTCGTGAAAGTCACCACGGGAACCGCGATCAAGACGATGTTGCAGATTGCGTCGTCCGCGACCCGTCCACTGAAGGTGGTGGAGTGGGGAATCAGTTTCGACGGGTCGGCCGCCGCGACTCCCATTCAGTGCGAGTTGATCCAAACTGACGTGGCCGCCACTGTCACCGCCCATGTGGCCGCCGGAGTCCAGCCTTACGACGACCCGAACGCCCCGGCGTCCACGGTTACCCTAGGTGTTTCCGCGACCGGCTACACGGCAACGGTGGAAGGGTCCATCACCACCACCAAGTATGGAGACCTTCAATTGGTGGCCCCTACGAATCAATATGTGAAGCAATGGCCGTTGGGTCGGGAATTTCAGGTTCCGGTGTCCAAGTTTCTGCGGGTCAGGGTCACGGCTGCTGCTGCTGTCAACGCCTACACGTATGTCATCTGGGAGGAATAGTTAGCCTAGCTAACTATAACCTGGGAGGGGCGCGAAATGGCTAGGTTCTTTCGCGCCTACCCCGGAAACCACGTCCTCACCCGCCGCGTCACCGTCACCGGTCAGGCCCTCACCCAAACCCTGACCGTCACCGTGTCCACCACGGGCACCGTGAAATCCCAAACCGGCCGCGCCTTCTCGGCCACGATCACCACGGCCGCCACCGACCTCATGCGTTCCGGCCGTGCCCTGGCCACCGCCATCACCACAGCCGCCGCACTCGTCCAGTCTCCGCGCGCTGTGTACAAGGCCACCATCACCACCACGGGAACCCTGACCCGTGCCCTGACCCGCACCATGGCGGCCACAGTGGTGAGTGTGGCGGCCATGGCCCGCGCACAAGCCACCCGCTACCCGGCCACCGCCACCGCCACGGGCGCAATCACCCGAGGAGCACGGACGCAGTACGCCGGAGCCGTCGGACTGCAAGGCGCGGACACGCTCCGCGTTGCCGCCAAGTACCCCACGACCGTCACGGCCACGTCGACCCTTGGCCGTGCCCTGTCGGCTGCCTACCACGCCACCGCCGCCCTGACCGGGGCCGCGCGTCGGACACTGGTCCGGATCTTCGGCACCGTCACTGTCACTGCGACCGCGACCGCACCCAACACCGTCCAGGCCACCCGCTCCGCCACCGTGTCCACGTTCGCCACGCTGACCCGTGCGGCGCGGCCACTGTTCGCGAGCACCCTCGGCCTGTTCCCGACACTGGGACGGGCGCTGTCCACGGCGCAACACACCACAGTCACCACCACCGGGGCCACAAGCCTGATCCGATCGCTGTTCCGGACGTGGCCCACCACCATCTCCGCCGCACCCGTGATCACACGGTCACTGACCGTGGCATACCGGGTGTCGATCGGCGCGGTTCCCGCCATCACGCGCCGAGTCTCGATCGGACTGGCCACCCTCACCGGGCTACCCGCAATCCTGACCAGGCGCATCAACCAGACCTACCCCGGCACCGTGACCACCACTGGCACGACGCGGCGCATGGTCACCGTGTTCCAATCGACCACGGTCACCACCACCGGCACCGTCGCCCGCACCCTGGGACGCGCGTTCGCGGTCACCGTCGCCACCGCCGGAAGCACGATGCGGCGCGCGGTCGCCGCTCTCTATCCGATCGCCGTGGCCACCACGGGAACTGTCGGCCAGGCGTTGCGCGTCAACCGGAACACCACGGTCACGCTGTCCGCCCGTGACGGGCTCATGCCGAACCTGATGTTCCGGACCACCGTCGCCACAGCCGGAACCCTGGGCCGCGCGCTTCGCGCCCTGTATCCGGTGACCGTCACCGTGCCCGCACGGATCGGCCGCGCCTTGAACCAGACGTTCCCCGTCACGGCGACCCTGGTCGCCGGCCGTGTCGGACGCCTGACGCACACCTTCCCCACCGCCACCGTCACCACGGCGGCGGCACTGGCCAACACCTACCGACTCACCGGACGCGCCGCGATCACCACCACGGCCACGCTGATCACCAACGTGACCCGCGCGGCGGCCGATGTCGTGTTCCGATGGGGCCGTGCCCGTCCACTGTGGAACTTTAAGAACCCGACACGTGACTGAGGGGGGTTCATGATCACGATCCCGGTCCTGTCCACCGAATACATCGGTGTCCAGGTCGCCACCAACGTGAACGGAGCCCCCTTCAACCCCACCGTCGAAGTCGTCCAGTTCGCGTTCATGGTCTCCGGGCCGCCCGCGAACAGCGACTGGCAGAACGGCGTCTGGGAGACCGACGGGCCAGGCATCTACATCGCGAAATTCCTACTCGGCCCCGGAACCGGAGGGTTTCCGCTCCCCGTCGGGGTGTACACGATCTGGATCAAAATCCAGGGCAACCCCGAAATCCCCGTCGAACCGGTAGGGCTGCTCAACGTAATTTCCTCGGTGGACGTCGGCCCTGGACCCCAGCCGACGCCGTCCATTTACGGGGTCCTGGCCCAATCGAACACGTGGCTAGCGCCCAACACGTTCAGCTCCACCGTCACACTGGGACAGGATCCTCTACTTCCCTTGCAGGCGGCCACAAAACGATACGTTGACTCCGGCGGCGGAACCGTCCCGCCCGCCACCTCCACCAGCCTGGGCACCGTGCAACTGTCCGGCGACATCAGCGGCACCGCGACCGCCGTCACCGTCACCGGAACCCACCTGGCAACCCCGCTTCCCATCGCACAGGGCGGAACTGGGGCATCCACAAAGTCCTATGTGGACCTGACCACCGGGCAGACCGTGGCCGGGGTCAAGACATTCAGCAACGCGCCCGTGGTGCCTGACGGATCGTTCGCCGAATCGGCCACCATCGGACTAGTCACCGACCTCGCCACACTCACCACCGCAGTGGCCAGCAAGGTCCCCACCGCGCGGCAAGTCATCTCCGGAACCGGCCTAACCGGCGGCGGAGACCTCACCGCCGACCGAACCTTGGTCGTCACCTACGGCACCACAGCCGGAACCGCCGCACAGGGCAACGACTCCCGCGTCACCGGCGCACTCCAAACCAGCGTGGCCACCACCAAGGGCGACCTGTTCGCCGCCACCGGATCCGGAACCGTCGTCCGCGTCGGAGTCGGCACGGACACACAAGTCCTGACCGCCGACTCCGCCCAGACCGCCGGAGTCAAATGGGCCACCGCGACCGGCGGCGGACCCGTGTTCCCCCTGTCCGGATACGGACTGCTCACCGCCACCGACGATCCCGCCCTGTTCCAGAACGTCAGTGGCGTGTCCGGCGGCACTGTGTTCGGCGCACGTTGCTGGGTACCGGCGAACACGGCACTGTCCACATTGGCCGTTGCGGTGCGCACCGGCGGAACCTACTCGTCGTCGGCCGTGCCAAACCAACTCGCCGTCTTCGACGACACCGGAACGCGGCTACAGATCACCACCGACGACAACACGTTGTGGACCACCGCCGGGTGGGCGTCACGCCCCATCACCACTGTCCCATCCCAAGCCGCAGGCCGGTTCGTCTACATCCTGTACATCCTCGGAGGATTCAGCGGAGTCANCGNCCCCTACGCCCTGGGGGCCAGCGACNTCAACGCGCCATGGCTGTCCCTGGGGGTGAGCAACGCGGGCAACAAACGCGCTTTCTACCTCAACGGCCAGTCCACTATGCCGGCATCGTTCAACCCGACCACCGTCGGCACCACGACCGGTTTCCTTCCCCTGGTGGGCGCGTACTGACAAGGGGGCGACGTGCACGAGATCGCCCCCTACGTGCGGCGCGCATTCGCCTATGGGTGGGCGGCCAGCGGCGGACCCATGACCGAACGCGTCAAAAAGGCGTGCCGTGTCGCCGTGGAAATGGCGTGCGAGCACCCTGACGACGCCGACGTGTTCGAGGTGACCCTCAAACTCGGAAGCCTCGAAGGCACGTGGGCAAGCGTGTACGACCGGCGAGAGTTGTTGTGGCGCAAGCACACCGAAGACAGCATCGCGGCATGGCGGCCCCTGGTGGCGACGCTTCCGGTAGACCTGGCCGTCGCCCGGTTCCGACGGTCCACGGGCATCGCGGAAGCCGACCAGCACCGCGCCGACATCGCGGCGCGGGCGTTGGCGGCGGCGAAGTGGCTACTGCACCAAGTCGCCGACGACCCCACGAACCCCGAATACCTGAAGTTGGTGAGCATCCTCGCGGACGCCATCAAAACTGGTATCGCCGAAGGTGAAGCCGGGGCAATTGCCCTTGCGGCGCAAGACGTTTCGATCGTCGGTATCGACTTCGACATTGCGTTCAAGGACGCGTGGAAGCAACTGGAAAAGCTCGGCGAGTACTACGCGGACGCCCGGGGCTGGCTCGGCCGGATCCTGGACGGCGCGGCTGCCGACGTGGGCCGTCTACTGGCCCGACTCGCCGAAGAGGGCGCGACACACGGTCAAATGGTGTCGGAAGTCGCGGACTTGTTGGACAGCAAGGAGATCCGCTCCGTGTCAACCATGGTCGACATGGCCATGGGGCAGAGTTTCAGCCGAGGCGCACTCGCCCTGTACGCCCGCGAAGGCATCCGGGAAGTGGACTTCCTTACCGCCGGAGACACCCGCGTGTGTCCCGTCTGCGACACATTCGAACGCGAAGGCCCGTACACGCTTATCGAAGCGCCCGCGCCGAGTATCCATCCGTTCTGCCGATGCACAGTCGTCGCGACACAACCACTCCAGGCGTTGGACTTCACGCCGTACCTTCCGAAGGGGGCCACGACGTGACCTTCAATCCCGTTCGCACCATGGTTGACGCCAACGGATTCCCGGTGAACGCCAGCCTGAACGCCACGGTGGCCGCAGGTGTCGGAACAACCGTCGTCAAGGCGTCCCCCGGTCGTCTGGTGGCCGCCGTGGTCACCGGGGCCAACAGCACAGGCGCACTCACCTTCTACGACAACGCCACCACCGGCTCCGGGACCGTCATCGGCGTTGTGCCCTCCGGGGCGACCACCGGCACCCGCTACCCGCTGGAAGTCCCAGCGGTCAACGGGATCGTGGCCGTTGGCGCGGCCGGATCGGCTGCTGTGACGGTGAGCTACTCGTGACCCGCGTTGCCGGACACCCCTCGAACCCGCACCCCGAGGTGGATGGGTTCGTGACCGCTTTGCTTGAGGCCCTTCAGATTCCGGAAGTAAAGATGGAAATCATCCGGATCGTGGGCCGCGCCCAGACCAGTTCGACACCGCTGGCACGTGGCCAGCAACGCAAGGGAAGGTAGATGGCCATGGCCAAGAACACCATTGGCACCCTGTACGACGACAACGCTGTTCCGATCGCATCCGGCGCGACCGGCGACGGACTGTCCACATACACGGGTCTGAACATCAACAACCAGACGTGGAATGGCACCGCCTACGAGCGCACACAGTCCCGTCAGGGCGCGGTTGTCACCACAGTGGGCGGGGTGACCACAGTCGCTATCGCCGCCGGGGTGGCAACGGACACGGTCGTGAAGGCGACCGCTGGCCGCCTGTGTAAGGTCCTGGTCACCACGACCGGCACCAACCCGATGGCTATTTGGGACAACGCCAGCGGCCACACCGGAACCATCATCGGCGCGTTCGCCGCGTCCCCCGTTGTCGGCACCGTCGTTCCTTTCGACATGCCCGCCGCCAACGGCATCACGGTCCAGGGAAACGCGGCGAACCCCGCCGTGACCATCTCGTTCATCTAACAGGGGGGAACGCCATGGCCCGACGCATCGCCACCGTCAGCGGCTACGCGCTGCGTCCTGGTGTCAGCCGCAACCGGCGACTGTACACAAAGGACCACATCGCGCGGGCCGTGGCGGAAGCACAGGAGACGATCGCCGCAGGGAAGGCCCATTTCGTGGACCTGACCGAGGAAGAGCGGGACGGTCCCACCGACCTGGTGTCCCAGCGAACCCACCATGGGGCGGAAGACGACTCCACACGGATCGTCGGCCGCGTCACCTCGCTGACCCTGGAAGCCGATGGATCCGCACGTTTCTCCGCTGATCTTGCCGACACCCCACACGGGCGTGCCATCGATTCACTGGTGAAGCCCAAGCAAGACCCTGACGACCCGGACGACGTCGACCCGTTCCTCAAGGGCGTGTCCATCCGGGGAGCCTGGTCCGGCAAGGTGTCCACCGTCATGCATGACGGGATGCCCGTGGAGAAGGGCGAAAACCTTCACATCTTCGGCCTGGACTACACCGCCACACCCGGTGTGCTGGGCGCGGAAATCGACAGCTATCGCCCCGCCGGGATGGCCGCCCGCGAGTCCGCGACCGGGATGCACCTGATCTACGAATCCATTTCGGAGGGACAGGTGGAGACGACCACCGTAGAGGAAAAGGGCGCTCCACCAACAAAGTCCGGGGCCGCCGCCGCACCACCAACGAAAGCGCCCGCCGGAACCTACGCCGATCCCGGCTACCAGGGCGATAAGGCCAAGCGGTACCCGCTGGACACGAAGGCACGCGCCAAGGCCGCCTGGTCCTACATCAATCAGGCTAAGGACGCCCGCAACTACACCTCCGCGCAACTCAAGCGTATCAAGGGTCGCGTCAAGACCGCCCTGAACAAGTTCGGGGTTGAGGTCTCGGCTGACGAGTCGTGGCTGATCGAACGCGAACAGCTGTCGGAATCGGTGCTGGAAGGCATGTCCTGGGGAATGGACGACGGCCGACCGGGAAGTTTCAGCGTCTGCCTGGACAACGGCATGGTGTGCGTCAACGTGTCCAGCTACTGCGTTGACCCCCACGACCTGGACGCGTTGGGCCGCGCCGCGATGACCGCCGCCTGTGCCGCACTCGCGGAACTGGACCCCGACATGGACGGAGACATCGACGTCCCCGGGGCACCGGCGGAAGACACCGACGACGACGCCATGGAAACCGTGGACACCACGGCCGCCGGCAACAGCACGACCGCTGAGGACCTGACGAAACAGATTCAGGCCGTGGTGGAGGAAACCGAAAACCCGGCACCGGAAGCGGTTGCCGATGACCCGAAGGGAGACCCCGCCGTGAGCGAGGCTACCGCCCAGGCGTCGGAGCAGACCGCCGCCGCTGCAACCGCACCCGTTGTCGAGGAGGACAAGAAGGTGGAACCGACCGCGCTGGACCTGTTGTCCGCCAAGTTCGACAAGCTTACCGACGCCATCAGCGGTTTGGTGACCAAGATGGCCGCGCCGGTCGCCGTGGCCGCGACGGAAAGCGCGCCCGTAGCGCCCGTCAAGGTCGAGGAGACCGAGGACCAGCGCATCACACGCCTGGTTGAGGCCAAGCTCGCGGCCGAGAAGACCGCGATGATTCAGGACCTGGTGGAGTCCGGACAGGGACCGAGCCGCAAGGGTCTGGTGGCCCCGGTCAACGAGACCACGGCCATGCGAGGCAACGCCGTGGACGGCGATGAGTACCCGGCGGACTGGCCAACCGAGAACGGGCAGGCGATTCCGCCGCACAAGCTGACGGAAGAGCAGTTCCGTCGCCTCACGCGGCCGATGTTGGAGCAGGCCGTCCTGGGCACTCGCTCCGTTTACCGTCAGCAGTGACAACCGCCGGACCAGTCCCCAGTGGGCTGGTCCGGACACCCGGGGGAGAGATCCGACCGCCGCTCATGCGGTGCCGTTTCGGCAGTGATGGTCAAACCCAACCGTCCCTAGTGGACGGTTTTTTGATGCCCCCGAACCACAAACCCATCACTACCGAAAGGTAAGGCTCCCATGCCTTCTGAGCTCAGGGAGGCGTTGACCGCCGCCGGCGCGTCCGCCCTTATCCCGAAGATCATCGACCCGATGCTGTTGGAGTACCAGCGTCGCTACTCCCCTCTGGTCCGGATGATTCCGTCCCAGAAGTGGAACTCGGACACGTACTACTTCAACCAGCGCACAGTGAACCCTAACGGCGGGTTCGTTGTGGACGGTGGCGCGCGCGTCGTGTCGAACTCGACATACGTGCAGAACTCGTTCCAGATCAAGCACCTTCAAGTTGTCGGCGCAATCACCGGCTACGCGCAGGAGGTGACTCGCCAGGTAATTGGAGACTTGCGAGCACGGGAAATCGAGGGGTCCATCAAGGGCCTGTACTGGGACATTGAGACCGCTCTCCTGTGGGGAAACGCGGGCTCCACTCAGTTCGGACCGTACCCGCAGTTCGACGGACTCGACTCGCTGATCAACACCTACAGCGGCGGAAACCAGAACGCACAGGACAAGTCCGGCGCGACGCTCACCCTCGCCCACCTGGACGAACTGATCGACATGGTGGAGACCAACGCCGCCATGAGCGTGTTCGACTCGTCGTGGATGCTCGTCATGAGCAACACCGCCGCGTCGAAGGTCGCCCAGCTGCTCACCAACCAGCAGCGGTTCATGGACCGCGTCGAGGTGGCGGCCGGTCTGCTCGTGCCGACCTACCGTGACATCCCGTTCGTGAAGTCGTCGTTCATGTCCACCCGTTCCATTCAGATGGGCACGGTCACATCGGCCACCTCCACAACCGGTGGAACGCTCGCAGCAGCCACCTACTCGTACAAGGTGTCCGCGATCGTCGCCCGCCAGGGCGAGATCGCCGCGTCGGCCGAGGTTTCCCAGACCACAACGGGATCCACCTCCACGGTGACCCTGTCGTTCTCCACGCCTACCGGCCTGGACGGTCTTCAGCCGACTCTGTACAAGGTGTACCGCTCCACCGCGACCGGCACGGAAACCCTTCTGGGCTACGTGGACGCCAACGTCGGGTTCTCGGCGGACGGCATCACACCGATCCTCACAACGTCCATTGTGGACACCGGGGCGACGTTGATCCCGCAGAACGGATCCACTCAGCCCGGAACGTTCCCGGCTACCTACCAGGGAACGAACACCAGCAAGTTCCCGCCGGCCGTGGGACAGGAGAACATCTACCTGATGTCCCGCGACTACGACAACATCTGCCGTCCGTACGTGCGTGAGCTGACACCGCTGGACGTCTACCCCACTACGGCAAGCCCGGACAGCCTGCCGTACGCCATCACCGCTGACACCGTGCTGGCCGTTCGCGGTCCGAAGTACCTCGGTGGCCTGTACCGCGTCAACACGGCGGTGTGATCGACCCGGAACACCCTCGGTGCCAGCACACCGGGGGTGTTCCGTGCACCCCGCCGACAATGGACTGACCTCCCCGTGTCGGCGGGGTGCGTCCACAAAGGAGGTTCAGCAACCATGTTGCTACGTAAGGGCAAGGCCGGGTCCGACTCGTTCGGCAACGTGTGGGAGACCGATGGCGCTGTCATCGAAGTCCCCGACGAGCAGGCATCCATCCTGCTCCGGATCAAGGACGGCGCGTTCAGCGAAGTCCATGAGCCGCAAGGCAACTTCGCCGAAGTCGCCCCGATCGCGTTCCCCGAGAAGCGAACCGCCGTCAAGCCTGTCTCCCCGAAGCTTAAGAACCCCACCGCCAAGGGAATCGACCTCGACACGTTCACGGAGTGAGCCATGGCACTGGATTCGCCCACCCCGCTTGCCACGGCGGCACAGATGCAACAGGGTGCGTTCGCGGACCTGGTGCGTAGCTTCAGTGTGGAAGCCGTCAACGAAATGATGGTGGAAGCCACCCGCGCGTGCGAGACAGAGACACAGCGTCGACTGGCCCCGTTCGTCGGCCACTTCGAAACCCACCGCTGCCAAGGAATCGACCCGGACGAGTACACCGACACCGCGAATCTTCCCCTGGACCTTCAGGGCGCGCTGGGACGCTCCTACGCCTACGCCATGGGCGCGTCCACACTCGTCCGACACCTATGGCTCAACGAGTACGCCGCGTTGTACCCCGAGTACTGGGCCTACACCGATATTTCCTTGCAGATTGTTCGGTCCTACGGCGGGTCGGAAAACCTTGTGGCCACACAGTTTCAAGGCCCCGAGGTCGACTCCGGTCACGTGTGGTTCAACCTCGGGAAGTTCATTCCCATTGGGTCCCTGGCCCGGGTGACCTACTCCGGCGGGTACAGCACCGTGCCGGCCGACCTGGTCCGCGCGTGCAAGTACATGGCCGCCGCTATCGCCTGCCGCGAACTGGACCCGATGTTGCAGTCCCAGCACGGGCATGACCCGGACAAGCTGGAAGCGCTTGCCGTGTCGTGGCTGTCGCCGTACATGCGGAGCTGACCATGCCTCGGCGCGGACACCCCATGTCGGCTGCTGCCCGTGCCGCCGAGTCGCGGCGAATGACAGGCAAGAAGCATCCACACAAGGGTCACGCCCTGTCGTCCGCGACACGGGCGAAGTTGTCGTCCGCCCGCAAGGGGAAGGCGCACCCGCACAAGGGTCACGCCATGACGGCGGAAACCCGGGCGAAGATCGCGGCGGCTTTGCGGGCGCACTACGCCGCGTTGACACAACGCGGCAAGAAAACGGTTCGCGCGGTCGCCGGGGGTCGTCGTCCGAACGCGAAGTCACTGGCCGCTTTGCGACGTCCCCGCAAGGCCAGGGGCACGGTCAACCATGCGCCGAAGCTGTCTCGTGCGCACCACACCCACAAATTTCAACACGGTGCGCATCGTCTCATTTCGGCGCACACCTACCACAAGCGCACCGGGTTGATTCATTCGCGCCGCAAGCACCGGACCCGGATCAGGATCCGTCGCACTGTGCGGCATCACCGCGTGTGGCGTAAACGCAAGAGGAGGTGAGGCATGTCCACCGCTGACGCTGTGACCCGAGAAGCCGCGTGGCTGTCTCGCTCCGGCGACGGATTGCCTGCGTTGCTGTCGGAGGCCGGCGGCCCGTGGGACGTGATCAACGGCTACTGGCCGCGCACCCCAAGTTATCGGATCAACGGGATTTACGTTCTGCGGTCGCGACTTCAGGACATTCGGATCTCCAACCAGCGCAAGCGGCCGGCGCACCAGTTCCGGTTGAAGCTGATCTGGGTTGTGGGGTCCACGACTACAGCGGTGGGGATCGCGGAGACCGAACAGCTCGCGTTCGACACGGCTGTGGACCTGTTGCTTCACCGTATCCGAGGGACACTCGGAGATAAGACACACGGCGGGGCATTCCTGTCCGTAGGAGAAACACCGGGCCGTAGTCCGGAGATCTCCGTGGACTTCGACCCGCCAGAGACCACGATGGACCGGGGTTTCCTGTCCGGAACGGTTATCTACTCGGCTGACGATCTGGAAGACGTCATCTGACCATGGAGGCACACGTGCTTCAGCGCAACGTGTCGGGCAGCCCCCTTGTCCTGCCAACGCTCGATCCGCCCGCACACGTGTTTCCGGGCGACACGATCGACCATCCCACCCTGTTGGCCGGGTTCGAGGTTGCCGACGCACCACAGTCCACAATGGACAGTAAGAACAAGTCTGTTGCGGAGCAACCAAAACCGGCCGCCCCGTCGGCCACAACTGACGAGGAGGTGAGCCGGTGACTCAGCTTTCCCGCCTTGCCATTCTGGGATGCGCCCCCGAATCGGTCGCAGGCACCTACGTGTCCCCCACGTTCTATGTGCCGTTCACGAAGGCAGACTTCGAGGACGTCTACACCGAACTCAAGGACGAGTCCTACCGCGCGAACGACACCCTGATTCAAGGCATGTACCAAGGCCCGGTGCACGCGACATGGAATATCTCCGTCCTGTCCTACCCGGACATCGTCGGCCACTTCCTGCGAGGCGTCATCGGCCCTGACACGGTCACCGCTGGCGTGTCCACCACGGTAGCCACCGGCGGATCCCTCGCCGGAGCGACCACGCTGTCCGTGAACGCCAGCATCGCGGCGAACACCTACATCTCCGTAGGCGCGGGCTCGACCCTGGAGTACGCGTTCGTCACCGCCGTGTCCGGCTCCGGCCCCTACAACCTGACGGTGACCACGGTCGTCGGGCAGACCGTGGGACTGACCAAGGCGCACATCGCGACCGAGGCCGTGCAGGCGACCAGCACTCACGTGTTCAAACAGTCGTCGGACCCGACCACCAAGAAGACGTACAGCTTCACCGTGTACGACACGACGCAGACCGTGTCGTACTCCGGCGCGGTCATGTCGGACCTCGCGATCAAGATCGACCCCAAGAGCGCGGTCATGTTCGACGTCAAGTACATGGCCTTCCCCCAGGTTGTGCAGTCGAAGCCGATCCCGACCTACACGGCGCTTCCGCCCGCGCTTGGCTGGGAGTGGAACATGACCAACGCCGGAGCGACGACGTCACGCGGTCTGACCTACGACATGACCGTGAAGCGCGCGGTCGAGCCGATCCACTCCAGCGACGGAATCCAGGCACCACGCGAGATCTTCCAGGGCGCGTTGGAAGTGGACGGCACATACAAGACGATCTTCGAGAACCAGACGGATCTGAACCTGTACCTGAATTACACCCAGACCCCGACAACCGCCACTCTTCAGCAGCCCGCGTCCGGCACCAACGGAGTTGGCGCGTCGCTGGCCCTGACGATGTCGAAGTCCGGGTACTTCAAGGGAAAGCGGGACCTGTCGTCCAGCTACGTCCAGGCTGACTTCAGTCTGGCCGGCATCTACAACGCCACCGACGGCGGCGCGGTGTCCGCGACACTCGTCAACTACCAGTCCACCGCATACTGATCAACAAACCCCGCCGTCCACAATGGACGGCGGGGTTTCTCTGTAGGAGGTCATCATGGGATACGCAAACCGCCTTGTGCACGTCGACTTCACCGAAGAGCTTGCGGAAGCGGGTGACTGTGTGTGGATCACCATCCGCAATCCGAAGCTCATGACCGCCAACGAGTTGCGGCCCCGCGAAGTCGCCATGATGCCCGACGGTGTGACCCCCGTGAACATGGACGATGCCACCGAAGCCATGTACGAGACGCTGTCCAAGCTGATCGTGGGCTGGCACGTGTACGACGCGTCCGACCTCGCCCTGAACGAGGATGGAACCCCCGGCGCGCAACAGTTGCTGGCCATGCCGCCCACACCCCAGCTGGTCGCGAAGCTCCCGGCCGTCATTATCAAGCGGCTGTCGGAGGAGATGACCAACGCCGTAAACCCCCAGTAGGGCCAGGGCATCCCTACTCGGAGGACGTGCTTTGGCCCGCTGAGTCCATCTATGAGGGCACCTGGGCGTCAGGTCCGCCACCCATGGAGTTGGCGGACTTTGAACTCATGTACCACATGCATTGGACATGGACCGACCTGGAGAACACCCCGCCGTACGTGAAGCGATACACGTGGGATCTGTTGCAGGCCAGGCTTTCCGCAGAAAAGGACGCTACCGAGCGGGAGACGAGACGTGGCCGGTGAACTCATGCCTGGCGTGTTCACCGCCCTGTTTTCGCGGATCGCGGTGGAGGCGCAGACGAAAGCGGCGGCGGCGCTCGCGGTGATCGGCACCGGAGTGGAACGCCAAGCCAAGATCAACGCTTCCACCGGGGCGCATCCCTACGGCACGCCGACACCTGCCCGGCCCGGAACCGGACCGGCGCGGGTGTCCGGCACGCTCGTGCGCTCAATCACCCACACCGACCCCGCCATGGACGCGTTCGGCTGGTCCATGAAAGTGGGCACAGCGGCCGGGCTGTACCCGACGTACCGGACCATGTACGGCCGCACCTTCACCAGCAAGGTCCCGGCGAACAAGTATGGATACATCCTGGAAGTCAAGGGGATCCGCAACGGGGCCAAGTACCCGTTCATGGGTCCGGCCGTGGACTTCGCCACTCGACATCTGGCGGCCCTGGCGTACGAGAAGATCTTCGGGGCTCCGTGGAACGTGAGCTGACCTCACAGGGAGTGCGCCATGGCTGACCAGATCAGCGATCTCTATGTGCTCCTCCGTGCCGACACCGGACAACTGATCGGCGGCTTCACCGAAGCGTCCGTGTCCGGCGAAGAGATGGCCGCCAAGATTGCCGCCGTCACAGCCAACGTCGAAGCGGAAATCGTTCGCATGAACGAATCCCTGCTGTCGGTTGGCGCGGCGGCCGACGAGATGGCGCTTCAGTCCAACGCTGACATGGAAGCCATGTCGCTCAAGACGAAGAAGATGTCACTCGACTTCGAAGCCATGGCCGTCAAGGCGGAAGCGTCCACAATGGCCATTGGCGCGGCCACCGCCAAGGCCGAAGCCGACACAGCGAAGACTGCCGCCGCCAACACCGCCACCATGGTCAAGGTCGGGTTGGGCATCGCTGCCGCCGGAGCCATTGTCATCGGGGCCACGGCGAACATGGCCGGCGACTTCGAATCCGCCACCAACCGAATCGTGGTGTCCGCCGGAGAAACACAGTCCAATCTGGCCATGGTCCGGCAAGGCATCCTGGAGATGGCCGGGCAAGTCGGCGACAGCGCCATGGACCTGGCCAAGGCCGGGTACGCCATCGAATCCATGGGCTACCACGGACAGGCCGCCCTGGACGCCCTCAGGGCTGCCGCGCAGGGCGCGAAAGCCGAGAACGCCGACCTGAACACGGTCGCCAAGGGCCTCACCGCCACCATGAACGACTACGGCCCCAAGGTGGGCGACGCGGCCACCGTCATGTCCAAGCTCGTGGCCGCCGTCTCCGACGCCGGAACCACCTTCGAAGACTTCACGGGCGCGCTTCACAACATCCTGCCCCTGGCTTCCGCCATGAACGTCCCGTTCGAGGACATCACCGGCGCGTTGGCGGAGATGACCGCACACGGCATGAGCGCAGACCAGGCGTCCCAGAACCTGGCGAACTCGCTGCGGTCGCTGCAAAAGCCGTCCCAGGATCAGACGCAGTACCTTGCGCAGATCGGAATCACCGCGTCCGACCTGACGGACAAGCTGTCCACGCGGGGACTGACCGGAACCCTGAACGACATCAGTCAGGCGATTATGAACAAGATGGGGCCGTCCGGAAAGGTCCTCATCTCCGCGTTCAACCAATCTAAGACTGCCACGCAAGACCTTCAAACCATGTTGCAGAACATGCCAAGGTCGTTGCAGCAGACAGCGACCGCGTTCCTCAATGGCACCATCACCGTTCAGGACTGGCGGCAGGCGGTCAAGGCGCTCCCAGCTGACCAACAGGGCATGGCGACCCAGTTCGCGACACTGGCGAACAAGGCCGACGGGTTCAACAACATCCTCAAACAGGGTGGCCCCGAAGCCCAGTCGTACGCACAGGCCATG